CCTGGCAAAGGTAGTCAAGGATGCTTCTCACACCTGCATTCTGGTTGTCAATAATATCTCTGGTGTTGTTGTTCATAGTGTTCTGCAATGCGCAAGTGTTGGTTGCCATATTGTAATTTACACCCTGAATAGCTTCGCGTGTCTCGCAGCAGCAGTTAGCTAACTGTGCCTGCAGAGCATTTGTATTTTGCATATTAGCTACGGTATCAGCGTTGATAGCCTGCTGAATGCCATATCCAGTCTGCATGATGTTTGTGTTGATCCCATTGAATCCGGTTAACATGCTATTGTTAACTGCGTAAAATCCATCACAAATACCATTGTTGATTCCGTCTAACTTTCCAACAATCGCTTGGTGATCAAAACCACGCTGAATTGCGCTGTCTGTGTAGGCTGCCGCGGTAGAACCCATGCCGCCACCGTTGTTGCCCCAGCCACCGAAGCCATTACCCCAGCCGAAAATGGCGAAGATCAAAACGATCCAAATAAGCCCCCAACCGTCGTTGCCCCAGCCGCCGTTGTTATTGCCGTTACCATCAATGCTAGCCACTAATGGTACACTACAGTTTCCTGAGTTAAACATACTATTTACCTCCGTAATAATTTTTTATATACATAATCTTGCAAGAATTAGTATCATTTTTAATATTTTTGTGTTATAATATCTTTGTGCAGATAGGGAATCGCGACCCGAAAATCACAATGCCTAGTGACTTCTGCACGTTTATTGGTAGGCGATTAAAAACACGAAAGGCAAGGTGTTGTTTTTATGCTCAAGTATCACATTTCCGATTATAAAGGGAAAAAATATGGCCATCTTACTGTAATTTCACAATCAAAAAATTCAGATATCCCAAATGGGTTTGATTTCAAGTGTGATTGTGGAAGAATTATCTCCTTTGCTCCTGACAGAGTTATTAAGGGCCATCAGAAATCTTGTGGGTCCTGTTCTTACTCAAGGAAGCCTAAGATCAGCATAGATAATTATATAGGTCAAAGATCTAATATGCTTACAGCAATAGGTCTTTCAGAAAGAAGGCCATCTGATAAAAGGCAGTATATTGAGTGCTTATGTGATTGTGGAAATAAAGTTAGGGTATTGCCTTACCTGTTTAAAAATCACAAAGTGAAAAGTTGCGGTTGTTTGCTAAAAAATAGTCCGGCATATATTGATGGAAGAACTAAAAATCCACTATATGGGCTATGGAAAAACATGATCGGACGTTGTGAAAGCCCAAACCATCCAAAGTATTACCAATATGGCAAACGAGGAATAACCGTGTGCGAAGAATGGCATGACTTTTGGAAATTTGTAGAATGGTCCGAATCTATTGGTGGACGTCCTGAGAACTACACACTTGATCGAATTGACAATAATGGTAACTATGAGCCAAATAATTGTCGTTGGGCAACTTCTGGAGAACAAGCTATAAACAAATCAAATAATTTGAATATAGAGTATAACGGAGAAACCAAAACTCTAAAAGAATGGTCTGATTTGCTCGGAATAAGTTGGGATGTTCTTCATAATCGCCTCCGAAAAGGTTGGACTGTTGAAAGAGCTTTTACAGAAAAAGTGTATAAGTAGTTTTTCTAATGGGTGATAAAATTTCACCCATTATTTTATTCCAAATTGACTTTTTATCTGGCGAACAGCATCATCAACATTTATCCCTTTTTCTTTACAAAGGTTGCGAGCTAATTGTTCTACACCCTTTGTATCACCTTTATTTGCCATATCCATAGCATTTTTTAAAATAGGATTGCTCATAGCTTGGCTGTTTCCAGCCATCTGCTGCAAAAACTGCTGTGGATTCCTCATGGCTTGAAATAGCTGAAATGGATTATTCATTCTCATTTGCCTCCTTCTTTAAGCCTCCGGACCTTTTAGGCACTATTTTAGGCATCAGTTCATCAAACTTCTTTTCGAGGCTATCAAATCTTGCCATAAATGCCTCTGTAGCCTCGTCAGATAGCCCCATTTTCATTTTGGACATGTCGGCTGAACTATTCGCCGCATTTGGCTGTGAAGCTGTGTACGGCTTATATACAATCGTTCTGATGGTTCCATCTGCATTCCATGATTTTGTATAGATCTCTGACATGTCTTGCTTTGGGAAAACGGCAACTGAACCGTCCATAGGTACATCGTTCGCAGTAATTTGTTCGACAGCTTGCACGACCTTTCCGTTCAATCCAGCCTGCTGCTGTGGCTGAATGCTTTGCTGCTGATTAAAAAGCGGCTGGTTTTGCTGCAGATCATAACGCGGCTGCTGATATTGATACGGGTAATAACTATTATATTGGCCATACATTGTCTGTTGGTTGTACGGTTGATACATCTGATTTGGTATCGGCATCGTCGATTATCACTCCTTCCTCGTCAAGGACCTCTCCAATAGCTTGAATCATTGCTGATTGATACTGCATTGGAATCATACATACATCTGGTCTTTCAAATATTTTAGTTAAAAATGATTCAGGAAACATCATTCACACCTTCCTTCCTCTTATTCTGACTGTATTGTGCCATAAAAATAAGATGTAAAAACGACAGAGATACGACATATTAACGACAAAAAGAGTTGCCATATAAACTGACAACTCTTTTAAAAAAAATATTTTACTGTAAATAAATGCCAAATATTGTTAAATAAAGTTAAATAATGTAAAGAAATGTAAAATACACTATTACAGCATCTGCAATTCCTCTCCGGTGTCCTTTGATGTGAGTTTGATAGAAACGTTATATCCTAATGCTTCGGATATCTGGCGTATATCACTTTCTCTAAAATTATTTAATCTAAGCTTTTTGGACACGTTAGATTGAGAACACCCTAACAGTTTTGCAAGCTGAACTCCGTCCATCTCTTTCTTAAACATTATTGTTTTTACAATGTTCGAAAATGTGTTTTTGCTTTCCATTTACTCACCTTCCTCCTTCGGTTTAAGATCTGCCTTGTAAGAGCTTAAATGTTCTTCTATAGTTTCAAGACTATTGGATTCCTCTGGAATCAATCGGTTGAGATAATATAAAAAAGAATTATAAGCCTTTGCTGTGCAATAATACTTTTCCTTGCCATTCACCGTAACTATTCGACCTCTAAATGATGTCGGGGATGCATTATCAATTAAAGATTTGGAAAAGTCCAGTGCAGACTGTTTGACCATTCTTAGAAAATACTCAAATGCGGTGGCGCTTGATGAAAGAAATCTGGACCAAATCAAATCTAGGTTACTAGAAAACTCATATTTTTTAAGTTCAGTCGGATTCTGCTTGCCACTAGCCATCTGAATATTGTAGGATAATACACCAATTTCATTTGTAATATAGTGGCACAGTTCAATGCCAACAGATATGTAATCTGCAAAGTTAGGATCGAGATTTGCTGTAAATCTTTTTGAACATTCATCAACAAACCTCATTAACTTGGAATCATACACCATTCCACAGGTCTGAAAGCCTGCATTGCCAATTCCAATTAAGCGCAACCATGTAGCAGTATCTTGATTGTTGCAAAGTATCTTGTCGAGTAGTTGCCACAACGGAACATCGTTAAATAAGCGAAGTGGTTTAGCACTGTTACTGTTTAAAATGTAAAGCGCCATGGTTTCAGCTACAACACGTTCTTTATCAAAAAACTCACCACCCAATGCATTAAATCCGGTTATGACCCCATTTTCACGCTTGAGAAATATCCTGCGCGATTGGTGCGTGAATAATTCCGCTGGGGTAGAAGGTGGATCAATCTTTTTGCGCTCATCGGATCGCGGCAAGCATTCCCATATCGGGCAAGGCTTAGGCCACAATTCCCCATTACCATTCTGTAAAGGAACTAGGTTCATCATAAGTGTTTCAAAAAGATTTCGCCCGATTGCGTAAACAATAGTATTTTGCCCCAACCATCCAATACTGATTGACGGCAAACCTGCCCTACTTGGCTTTACAGAAACATCGTCATACCCATTGATAAAAAGAAGCCATCTAGCCGCTTCTGCATATGTTAGTTGCATTTTTGCTTCTCCACTTCTTGTCGCAAAAATTCGTACCTTGTTGTTGCTTTCAGAAATTTCTCCGTTTAACTTTGCAGCACCAAAAGCGGTACCTTTTTTAGCTTCATTTGCCTGATAGAATGGAGCATCAGGATGAAAAAGCCAGAAACGTTCTCTGTATTCCTCTAAATATTTTAAAAACGCTTCTGGGAAATGACCGAGATTCCAATAGCTTTTCCAACGGCTGATTGCTTCATCCCTGTTCAAAAGCGGAATCTCATCACCGTTTGAGCCGAATCTTGCAAATCCAGAATGAGCAATTGCAAGAAGCAGCCGTATCATTGCGACATTTTGAGTATCTGTTTCACCTGCCAGATCCATGTATTCATGACTGTGGGTGAAAATATCTTTAAGTGAAACTTCTTTAACGGCATAGTTAGGGAGCAATATACGCACCCAATTTTCATCAAGCAAGTTAAATTCTTTCTTCATATATCCCTCTTTCTACAGTTTTTTACTTTATTTAACAGTTTTTTACATTAAAATAATGTCAAATAAGGTTAAATACTGCTATTTACTAATATATATATTTCTTGCAATGCATAATCTATATTTATACGGCTCAAATATCCGATTTTTGCATTCCAATCTTGAGCCTGTGCAATCATGGCGTAATACAGTTTGTGGCTCAAGTGGGCAGTTACAAAGAACACAAAGTCAGATTTTTTTAATGCAGCGTTGCGCACAGTGCTGACGTCTCCTGCGCTGATATATTGCCAATCCGGAAGATAAGTTTTAAGCTTCTTTATCAAGTTTGGATGCCCTCCAACAATTGTACCACTAATGTTTTTTAATTGCTGAATTTGCTCTTTAGATAGCTCATTTGTAATTTCGGTTTCCGAATCAGATTCCAGTGAAAATATATGCTCTCGTAAAGCATAAAGCTCCCTGCGTTCACCCTCTACCTTTTGCAGCTCAGATTTTAGCGCATCATTCTTCTGCTTGAGTAGATTTATCTGATCAGATAAGCGCTGAACCTGCTCAGTACAAGCTTTTTGTTCAGACATCCTGCGTTCTTGAGATTCAGATAATGCAGATTTTGCTTGAAGTAATTCATTTTTAATGCTCTCTACTTCAATATACACGTCTTCACGATTGTGTTGGAAGTAGTATTCTTTAGACTGCTTGTATGCCTTACACATACCTAATATATAGCTCGTATATTTTGCATAAGTCAGGAAATCCTCACGTATTCCTCCTCTTTTTCCGTGCATATAAGCAATTGCTATTGCTTCCAGATCTTCACGTGTGAACTGTAATTCAGAAAAAATAGAAACACTTGAAAGTGATTCAATATCAAACACTGTAGTGTATCCAAATTCCTCATCTTTTGGTGCTAACTGAATCTGCTTAAATAAATCTTTTGGAAGTTGACTAATGTATGATTTTGCTCTTTCCTGAAAAGCACAGTCATATTTCTTTAAGCCTTTTTGTATTCTACGTTCTGGATTATATCCGTAGTTTGCAATAAAGCAAAGTAATTCATCGCATTCTTTACGTTCTTGCACTAACTCTTGTGGCCACATATTTAAAAAGTAATAGCCTGCAAATAAATGACCATTAAAATTATCGTCCGAAACATGATCTGACTTTGCAAGCTTTGCATAAATGGCTTCTCTGATTACACTATTAAAATGAATCGGTTCATCTTTTGGAAGTCTTTTAAAAATGTTGTATAGCTTTCTGTATCCCTTTTTGAAAAGAATATCCAAAGAAGTCTGTGCTTGTTCCTCTTCTGTGTAGCTATATTCGACGATTCCGAGTGCTTTTTTATAAGCTTCTTCTGTTTGCAAAGACAGCTCTTCCGAAAATAAAGTATTGTAATATTCGCTCTGCTTTGCAGCATTATAATAAGCTACAGCATTCTTGCTATATTCGCTTTCTAAATCTAACCGTATATGGCGTGCAAACGCGATAGCGCAAGCGTAAAACGGTATCAAGTTTACTTGCTCCATAAAATGCCTCCTTTCTTTAATTTTAGTAAAGAGTTATCTTGTGATAAAATTACCAAAATTTTATTTTTTGATTACGTAAATAGGATCTATTTTTTGATTTATTATAAATCTCATAATGTGTTAAGTACATTTCAAAATCATTGCTCCATGTCTTTTCTAATTTGACCTTATATTCTGTAATATGTCCAGACTTATATATTCGTATCGCGTGATATCTGCCGCATATGTTGCTGCTTTCTGTATGCCATATAAATAAATCTACATACCCATTGTAATAATCTTTTTTAACTTGTTTATACATGTTACAGCATAATTCAGTTGTTGGTAAATCAAATTTGTCAATGTAATTAAATGCCATTGTAAACTCGCCACTCGCAAACACAGTTAATGCTGATACAATATCAATTGTTTTCATATTATTAGCGGATAGCAAGCGTCGTAATGATTCTGCAATTGTACAATTTCGTTCGTATATTACATCGTCGAATTTCCCATCTGCGATGGCATTCTTAACGCCAACTATTCTTTCATAAATCTCATTACTTACCATAATAAAATCCTCCTTTTAACAATTTTTAACAGCTCTTTACATTATTAAACCTTTTTTAAATGTCAAATAAGGTAGAGAATTATAGATCATGTGTCCGCATGTATTCCTCAATGGCAAAGCAAGCAAATCCTGCTAGGGTGCGGCCCGACTTACGAGCAGCTTCTGAAAAGGCTGCCTTTTGTGATTCAGTGCATGATACACTGAATTGGATCTTGCGCTCAGCTGCAGGGACTTCTCTGCGGCCTACATACCCACCATTGGGACCAATCTTCGGAGTTGGATTATATCCGGGTGTATACACTCTGTTCGGATCAACCGGGGCGGAGACAAATACTGATTTTTTTCCCACTGGCTGGATGCTTGGAATTTCAGTTCCACTAGTATCTGTAAAATCAATGCCAGCTGTCACATCAAAAGAAGTAGTAGTGGTGTTATCTTTCTTTCTCATCTATAATCACTCCTTAATAGTTCTTTTGTGAACTGTGCATAATCAATGGCGGCGTTACAATTTGAGTCAAATCTCATGAGTGTTGTTCTGGTTGCCTGTGCCTTTTGTACGGCAATGCTTTCACGAATAGTTGTGCAGAAAACCTTTGTGTTGAGCTGCTTGGCAATCTCTTCCAAAGAAGCTTTAACTTCCTGGGCGAGGAGCTGACGACTCTTATATTTCACCAGCAAGAGTCCTGCAACCTCTAGGTTAGGATTATTTCTTTTCTTTACACCTACGATGGTTCTATTCAACTCTGACAGACCTTGAATGGCATAGCGGTCTGCAGTGACAGGAATGATGACCTTGTCAGAAGCAATCAAACAGTTTTTGAGCAATTTGTTGTCAGCCGGAGCTGTATCAATAATAACGTAGTCATAACCAGTTAATTCAGAAAGAGCGTCTTTTAGTCTAAAATACTCATTCCCATCACTTGGGAATCTTTGATCTGCTGTTTTTAGCTCTGGATCAGACGCAACTATGTCGCCTATTTCTGTTTTTTGAATGGCTTCCGCAATTGGAAGCGGATCTTCAATGTCTAAAATAACGTCGTAGAGAGTTGCCGTATCTTTGAATGTTGCTCTATAAGTATCAGTGCTGTTACCCTGCGGATCAGCGTCAACCAGTAAGACCTTCTTGCCTTGTGACATTAAAATTGATGCAAGTGTAGTGGCTGTTGTGGTTTTTGCAATGCCACCTTTTTGATTTGCAATGCATATTACTTTCATTGTAAAACCTCCTTTGTGATTACATTATTCTACATTATTTTACAATTCTTAACCTAATTTAACATTTCTTTACAGTAAAATAATGTTTTTTCATTTCTCAGTTATAGAATACATCGTTAGAACTAAAAAGTCAATAGTTAGAACTAAAAAGTTATAAAAAATATCTTTAAGGTTATACATGTGACGTTTCTTTACAGTAAAATAATGTTAAAAATGTTGTAAAAATCCCCTAGCATCATAAATACCAGGGGACTATTTATAGTTGGTTGATTTTTGATTTTATATCGGCAATCCTGCGATCAACCGTCCTAGTCGACACAGATAACCGGGTTGCTATTTCGCTGATAGATTTGCCTTTAGATAACATATCAAATGTTATCTCTTCATCGTCCGTGAAATTACTTCTAAGTTTGTAATCATCAAGCTTAGACTGGGTAAGTTTGTGTAATTTCACGGATCACATCATGACTCCTTGATTGTTAGCTCTTTAGAATCAGTTCTTTTGAGAATAATAAGCTGCCTATCCATATCCGGTATCTTCCAATTATCAACAGATTCAGAGTCATCTACGATGATAGGAAGGGTAGTAGCGTATTTCTTCTGAAAAGCCTTGCAAACATCTGTCTCGATTAAGATTTTTGCACCGTGATTAAGGTTTCTAGCGTATGGTTCACCGTTTACGCAGAAATCACATGTTTCTTCCAGATCACCATTCACAAGCTGTCTGAAAAATTTCACCTGGCAGTACTCTAAATACTCGTTTACCTTGCTTTCTAAAAGCTCGTGCTTGCGAATGTTGAAGCGTTTGAGCAAGTCGAGTTGTGCCTGCGTATCTGCAATTAGCTGCTCATTCTTTCGGCGCTCGATGTTAAGCTCTGCAACTCTTGCGTCAATCTTGGCATTGATTTCGGTTTTTGCAAGCTCTGCTTTTAAGCCTGATAACTGATGTTGAAGATTATTTTCTTCTGCCTTGAGCTGTGCAAACGTTGCATTTGCAGTATTTGCTTCTAACTGGCTTTCAAGCTTTACGATTTCTGCAGATCTGGTTTTTGCTGTCTCGTCTGGCTCTGCTGGAGGTACAGTGGATATAACTTTTTTCTGAGCAGCTAAATCATCGACAACTCTTGACTTTTTATTGGATTCTTCACGAAGGGTAGAAAGCTCTGCATCTGCAGCATTGAACTTTTCGCGTAAAGCATCAATAGCTTCTTTACATTTCATTCCATCGTCTGTGATTTCCTGCAACTTTTCTTCCTTTGATTCTTCAAAATGCTTTCGCATTTCATCCTGCTGATCAGATGGGTATTCACGCTTGCAATACGGGCAAATCAGCAAATTTTCATCAAATTGCATATCTTTATTGCTTTTCCAGTCACTTGAAAGCTTCAAGCGCTTAGTTTCAAGATCCCGAATCTCGGAGTCAATCTGGTGCAATTCATGCTCTTTGGCATTTAAACTACTGTTGGATAGGAAAAGTTCTTCCTTTGCTGCCATAATCTGAGCATCTAAATCGGCAATTCTTTTCCTGTTTTCGGCATTAGCGTCATCAGCGGCCTTTAATTGCTCCTGCTTCAACTTATAAATTTGTGTCTGAATTGTACGCTGCTCATCAAATGCCTTCTGCACATCAGCTTGTTTACTCTGGTTATCTTTCAGCCTGCTTTCAATATCTGCAATCTGACTGTTTATCAAGGCTTCATCAATGACAATTTTCTGTTTTTCCACCTCATCAATGCGGCTTGGAAACTCTTTGCGAATATCAAGCAAGCCTTTAGTGCCATTCCTTCCGCGTCTGCCATTCAGCATAGTATTAAATTTTGATTTTAACTCATCAACACTGCCATCATCCAGCAGTGGGAGAAGAGGGGAGAACTCCGGAAAACGTTCACAAACCTCTGCATTGGAGCACGTTCCAAAGGTGGATTCCAAGATTGATCTGCAGTCGGCGGCACTTTTTGACAAGAGTGTTTTAGCGTTGATCAAGTTCGAAAGTGCGCTCACAGGAACCAATTCTTCTGCAATAAAATCTTCATAGTCACACTTTTTTTTAGGAATGTCATTGATATAATAGTCAATAACATTACCTGTGAAGTTGCCCCTTTTATCATAGTTCTGACGAGAAACCTTCTTAAATGTCTTGTTGGAGCCGTTAAGCTCTACGGTCATCTCGACTGTAACCTCGATATCGTTAATCTCGTTACCCAATTTATCGTGTGGCCTGATTCCAGTAATTTCTTCGCCGTTCTCACCCCTGCAATTCAGTACCCAAAAAATAGCTCTCTTAACTGTGCTTTTTCCAGATTCATTGCATCCAGATACCTCTGTCTTATTGTATAAATCTGTGTCTACAGCTTTTCCATTGTAAAAGCTGCAAAAATTATCCAACTTCAAATGCTTAATTCTCATCGTTTTCCCTCTTTCTTTCGTCATCGGTTTCATTTGCGCTTGATGCAGCACACAAAGCAACTGCAAGCACACCAGTAATTCCGCCAAATAATAGCCCTGCTATTAAACCAATTAAAAAATCCATACTATTCATCCTTTCCGCTTACAGAATCTATCTCAAACGAGAATCCGGTTCTATCTTCGAGTTCTTTCATAAAACGTTCAATGTCTCCGTCGTATTCCTTTGAGAATTTGTCAACATAGTCCATTGTCTTTTGGATTCGTTTTGCAATTGCCTCAGCCTTCCAATTAGGACAAGTATCTGCCAGGGCAAGTCCAAATGATGTTAATATGATGCTGTATATGTTGTCCACAGCGTCTTTATTTGCTTTTTGGTAGTATTTGTCATAAAGCTTGCGATCAACGTCTCGTGCAATATTTTCTTTTAACAAAGCAATTCTTATGCTTTCTTCCGCACCTGCGATTCGCTGTTCTACGGCTTTGTTTCCTTTTTTTGCTTCTCTTTCAGCCCGTCTCCTTTGTGCTCGTGTCATAAAGCCTCCTTCTAGGTAGTAGACTATTTTAATGTATTAAAGCTCATTATAATTTAAAATAGTCTATAAAACTGCGCTTTGCTTATATATTTAGTTCTGGCAAATACTCTGGTTGCTCGGATGCAATTGAAACCTTTCCCTGCAACTTCTGACATTCTTTTTGCTTCGCAATCTCTGCGGAGTATGATCTTAAAAAATTACTGTGAATAACTGTCTCAAACTGAGTTGCTTGTCCCTTCGCCCATTCTTCCAGATTCCTTGCGTTTCCAACTGTTGACTGGATAATTGGCGGAAGTTTGGCAAACTCGTCATCAGCATGATATGTGCTGTTTCTGACAGCTATCCGAACCAAAGACCATGCTTCCAACGGCGTAGGCGTGTCTGCTTGACTCAAAGCGACTAACTTTTCGTTAATTTGACCGATTGACGGTGGAAAGCCTGTGTTTTCCGAAAGTATGTATGCTTTGAGTGCTACACTAACTTGCTCGTAAGTATAGCCAGATAGCATATTTGCCCATGTAGTGGCAGTAAGCTCTATATCTGCAATTTTGTAGTTTGGATATGATACAGTCATTACCGCCATTAACTTTTTAGCTTCGTTTTTAGTCATCCGTAATACTTCCCAAAATTGCATCAAGTTGTGAACGCTGTGGATTTTGTTTGCCCTTAAAGCTATAGCTAGCATCATGCAGTGGGAAAAGTCCTACCCAGCAGTTATCAACAGACTGGTTTAAAATCTTGATCATAAGCTCGATGTCTCCACCAGATAGATTCTCCAACTTGACTATTGCTCTCTTCAAGGCATTTGCGGTTAGGGGCTTTTTAATCTTTACTCTCATGGAAACAAAATCGTTAAATGCCTCATTCAGGCATTCATCATCGAAGTATTTTTTTGAAGATACGTTCTTGTTTTTTACGTCCATTAGCTCATTTAAATCATCATACAAAGAGATGATTAGCGTAACTGCATCACCCTCACCATTAGACGTTAGCAAGCTCACAACGTTTTTTACTCTAGGCTCATAGCCCTTACTTTTGATTTGAGTTATCAACTCTTTTCTTGTCATTTTTACCACCTTCCTTTCTTTCTCTGCCGTTTATTCATGGCTCTCCTCTGGCAAATCAGCCAAGCTGTTGGCTTCCTGACCTTTTATGTAAAACATTTCCTCATTTCCTGCATTCTGCAGGGGTCAAACCTGCAAGCCGTTAGGCTACCGTGAGGGATAGTGTTTTATCTTACTTTGCAACTCGAAGTTGCAATCAATCTTAGGGCTTCAATGAGGTGCTTCTGTGTATCAAAATAAGTCGAATAAATTGTAATGTCGCAGTGGTGAAGCCCGTCCCTATAAAAGTAAAAAGCTGTCATTTTTTCGTCATAAATAATCGCAACCTTGATTGTTAAATCTCTGAATTTCGAATGAATTTCATAAGCGTCATAAGGGGGAAGACCTTTTTCTATTACTGTAGTTATTCCTGCCTTTGAAAAAAAGATTTTTGAATCTTCCTAATAAATTTTTCAAGGTTTTTAATCTTCATATCACCTTTTCCTTTTCTTATTCATTATTTTGAGTCTCAAATGCTAGATAGCACATAATTCCGCAATCCTGCATTATTTCATCACTCATTCTTCCTCTGTTCGGGTCCAATTCGTCAAGGAATACACCATTGATACAACTGTGTCCAATGTCTCGTTCAAGCTTCGCACGTGCTGCGAACACCTCTGGGAAGTCTTTTCTAATCTTATTCCAATAGCCCATGCCACCTTTTACACAGCCAATACAGTTGTTATTATTGTAGCCCATATCGTACATTACAGGGCGCTTTATACCCAAGCGATCAGCAAAAGCATGGCAATCTTGCTTCGACAATCCTCCTTCGATTAGTGGAAAACTATGATCAAATTCTGGAAAATTTGCCACTATGCTCTCTGCTCTATGTGTTTCACTTGCATCCATGCCCCACACATAAGTCAAATGATATTGCAAATGTTCGTTTTCCCACTTCTTTCTAACCGCTTTCTTCAACATTCCTGTACATGGCGCTCCATGAGGAGAACTGATGAATCTGTATTTTCTGACCACATCTTCCACGCAGTTAAACTCGGAAGATTTTAAAATTGTTACTTTCTTTCCAATGATTTTTTCTACATCGTGTATAAATCTCAGACTGTCTGGGTGCTGATCAGCGATATCTATATATATCCATTCGTCAACATCCTTTTCCAAATATCCAGCAACAAAACTAGAGATTCCTGCTGATAACCAGCACACTTTGTATTTTTGCATAACACCACGCTACAAATGCATGTATCGTGGATCATAATTCGTTTGCTATCAATTGCGTGTGCAGCGTTTCCACTGCACACCTTTTCAGCCACGGTGTTTAAATTTTCTGATACGCCACCACAGATCACTGCGCATCAACCCGGTTTACCGGGCATTCGTTATTCCTTTCTTCTTATATCTGTAATCAGTACATCATCTGTGTATATTAAGATACCATCTGTGTCTATCGGGACGCCATTTACGTCTGTCGGCTCAACAAATACTGCGCCATCTGCAACAACAATTTTATTTTTGCAACAGGGGCACATTACGCATTTATTGTAGTAACTTTTGTGTTCACAGGAGACTAGTTTGTTAAAAAACACATCAGCTTCTCCGTAACTTAGATTTGCATTACATTCAGGGCAAGTTATTACGTTTTCTGCTTCAATAATCCTGACCATCTGTCTCCTTTCTCAAGCGCTTTTTCTGGCGGTCAACCTTTGATTCTATTATTCTTTCAACAAAATCTCTGTCACCAAAAATCATAATGATTTGGGTTAACATTATAATAACATCAGCTGTTTCCTCAAGAATATCTGCTCTGGCTTTTGCCAGGTCTGTGTCAGGCGTTGGATTTACATTTCCACCCTCCAGCTGAATTGTCTTGCGGCGATGTTTAAGCAGTGCTTTTATCAGCTCACTCATTTCTTCGATTGCCTGGTCAATTTGTTTATCTGCTCCGTAAGTATCAATGCATTCCTGTAGTACTTCTGGATATGCAGTTGTTGGCAATCCTGTTGTTTCGTATATCTTTAAGCGTTCTCGGTTTTCTGCCATTCCAATAAGTGCCATGTAAAAAGTGGCAATAAAACTATTAATATCTTCCTCTAGCTTAAATTGCGAATCGACATACATTTTGTCACTAAATGCTTCATCATTCATCGCTGATGCCTCAGAATCGCCGTATGCTTTGTTCAGATTCCGTGCAAGCTCCATAAGTGGAATTTCGCGTTCAAAATCCCTGTACCATACTTCACCATCTTTTATAAATACACAATTGTGTATCAATGTTAAGATGCCTGACGGATTATCAAAAATTGTTTTAACCATATTTTTACACCTCTCTAGCCTTAATTAGTTTTCCTGCCAAGTCGTAATTGTATCCAGAATTTTCTTCTTTTCTGTTCATGTAGTCGCAGAACTCCTGGCATTCTTCTTTTGTTGTGAAGAATGTATGCCACAAGTTTTCTTCTAATTCTTTGAAATCTTTGTTGTGATCCACTATTACATATGCACTACGACCAACTGTGTCGAAATACCCATCTGCAATTTCTTTGTACCAGCCCGTAATCTTTCCGCTAGTATCACTAAGCATATATAGCAGATTTTCTTTCGGCTGATATGTTTTCTTGCGTTCTCCGCATTTGCAATCATCGTATACCACGTTTCCGGATGGTAATGCCACTTTGACTTTTCTGTCCTTATCGCATTTGTTACATTTCTTTTTGTACTGGTAGTCCCATTTTACCGACCACGTAACAACCTTAAATTGTTCCATTAACGCTTTCAGCCAGCTCGTGCAGCTTTGGTTCCAGCCTTTTTCATTGCGCTTTTGTACTCTGCTTTCTTTCTATCATAATCTTCCTTTATGGATTCAAAGTTCTCCTTGATGCCCTGCAATTTTTTGTTTTCCTCGCGTAGCTTTTCAAGTTCGTCCTTAACTTCCTTTTTTACAGATTTCCGAAGCTCGTTTTTAAGTTCTTCGATTTTTGTGTCAAACTAGCTCGGCCCGAAATAATCTTCGTCATCCATGTAATACATATTATTTGACCTCCTTTGCAAGCTCTAATACTGCACAAATTACTGCTTCTTTTATGATACTGTGAATGGGCTTTCTATTTTCACCTACCAGAATCAACTCATGCTTGATTGTATCATCATAATAACAACCGTCTCTGCATGTCCATTTCCCATTATGCAGTTCCACATCATATCCTTTGCTCTTCGATGCCTCCCCTCTTGCAGACCATCCAGCTCCCGTTTTTACAAAATAGCATGGATAACTTACAAAAGGGTTTTTATATACTTTCATTCTCTACCTCCACTCTTGGAAAAACATATTCTTTGCTATCTGTAAAAATAATATTTTCTGGCTGCTCCTTGTGTACCTCTCCGTTCTCGTACTCTACAATTAATTCCGTGTTCACGTCTATTTCTCCTTCCAGTAGAGTCTCTGTCCACACTGATCACAATATTTTGTTGCGTTTGGGATGCACGCAATGAGATAGCTGCAAGATTTGCATTTGTAAACTCCATTTGCTGTGATCTTGATTGGCTTCATTGGAATTTGTTTTTTGATTGCTTTAATCGCAATTTCGCATGTAGCCTCATGCTTAAAATACTCAATCGCTTGCGCTTTTAATCCGTCTTTCCAACACTGCTTTCCCAACTCGTTTTCTGCCTCTCCGATATCCTTCAAAATGTCAAATGTCTCATCGGAATCCAACTCAAATTTAATTTGTTCAGCCATTTTCTCATTCCTCCTTATACACTAAAACAGATCATCGGCGTATGTTTCTTATTTGACCTCCTCCCAGTCAATCTTCTGCCCACAGTCTGAGCAATATGGTGATTTCTTTGCAATACTTATGCCACTCCATACTGTGTTTCCACAGCACGGGCATTCCCACACCTCAAGCTCAATCTCTCTCCACGTATGTGGTTTATCACCTCTGTTTTCATGGACGATAGACTTGTGAGTTGCTTTAACTGGTGGCTGCGAAAGCTGCTTCTTTAAGCATTCTACTGCTGCTTCGTAAGCAGTTTTTTCCCTTCCAACTCTCAAACTTGTCTGCATATCACAGTTACAAACTCGGTGCTTCATGCATTCCAATTCATGATTAAAATAACCAATAGACTCCTTGACGTGTTGATTGTGCTTATTCATCTTTTAAATATTTTCCCCTTTCTTCTTGATCCGGAATGTCAGCAAAACGATATGTAGAAAAAGTATTTGTATCCATTGCTGTCCAACTGCTTCTACCCAAACTAAAAACAGTTACAAGATTGCCTTGTGCTGCGGCAAAGTGAGCTTTGATCCAGTGACCATTCATAGAATCTCTTACTAAAATTTTAGTATCTACAGGAACCTTGTTCCAATCAATCTTTCCTGGCTCGCAAGGACTTTCAGCCCAATGCGTAAAGGCTTCATCACAAGAATATTTTGTATGGGCGAATTTACAATGCCTGCATTCCTTATGGCATTCAGCTATTTGCTCATTTATCAGAGCCGGATGTATTCCTGTATTGAATAGAATTTCCATTATTTCTTCTGAATACTTTTCTCTATTTGTCATGCTATCTCCTTATGCGAATTTGAGCTGTCCAGTTTCTTCTTCTCTAACCTTCATATTTGGCATTCTCTGCCGCAAACACATCTCTGGAAGATTTGCTCTTACCAGTGCTGCAGGAATTGGCGGACACACCGCATTTCCACACCTCTTAACTTGCTCTGACCGAGGATATGACTTACCAGAGTAATCATGGTCAATGATATAATCATCGGGGAATCCCTGACATCCATATAACTCACGCGGTTCTAACATGCGAAGCCCTATGTCTACGATCTGGTAATCTACACCTTTTATTGTAACAAGTCCAAATCTATCATGTGTTGTTACGGTGTCTAGGGGCTGTTTAATATTCTGACCATCATTACTGCCATAATATTTAATCAGGAAAGCTCTGACTTCCCCAAAATGGCCAGCTGACGTTGTTACAGTATGTAATGGCTCTCGCTCATCCTGCCCGATACCGGTCTTATAGAATTTGCTCAAGAAAGATGTTACAAGTCCGTATCTGTTTGAGCTATCTACAGTCATTATTGGTTCACTGATGCCCTGTCCACGAATACTGTCATTTTCATATGAATGATACTGGGTTAGGATCGGAGCTACTAGGAAATTCTTGTCTTTTGCAACGATAGTATGCAAAGGCTTTTCTACACTGTATGCTCTTGGGCTTTTTTGATTTTTAGATTCGCCATATCCGATTTCAACAATGAATGGATCGGCATTATCAACGACAAATTTCTGAATGCCTCGCGCAATCCGTTGCATTGTTTTTGGAGCTAATGGTCTGACTGCACGAACACCATACTTCTTTTTAATCTCTTCCGATGTGTCAAAAATGCTTGGACATGGAATTGAAAAGTCTAATTGTGTGTATGCCCCTACATATGGCTTTAAAATACCCTTTTTAACCGCTTCACTATCTAATGGAGCATGTGTAGGCTCAGGCCATAATATTGGCTTATTATCGCATCTGGCAATTAAGAAGAATCTTTTACGCATTGTAGGCGCACCGTAATCAGCTGCGACTAGTTCGCGAAACTCTACAGTATATCCTAAATCTGTAAGTTGCTTGATAAAACGTTTGAACGTTTCTCCTGATCTTGATTTTATAGGGTGATGCCGTCTATTAAGTGGTCCCCACGTTTTAAATTCCTCGACATTCTCAAGCATTATTACTCTAGGTCTAGCTAGTCCAGCCCACCTGCAAGCCACCCAAGCAAGGCCGCGGATGAATTTATCCTTCGGCTTTCCGCCTTTAGCCTTGCTAAAATGTTTACAGTTATGTACAACGATACTTTCAGCAATGTAAGTTTCATCGTCTTCCACACTGATATTGTAAAAGGTTTCAACTGTACCTGTCTTCTCAACTTTTTTAACAGCCGTCCACAAATATCCATCTTCCGTAAAGGTTTGCGCATGTTTGTCGTCAATGGCTATCTTCCACTTCACGATATAAATATCATGAGTTTTTACAGTCCTGCCTTCAATCTTATCTCCCTGATGATTCATGTAGATAGTGGGCGAGTACCCCATTGTGACCGCCAATATACGGAGCCCATAGGCAAGCTTTTTGGAAATGGTTGTGCACTCAACCTTATTTCCGCTTGTCCAGCCATCTGCGCTCAAATAGCCCGACATAAACGCTTCCTTATACGGCTCTGGTGCGCCATATAGCCATGCCGGAATCGTTTTTTGCAATGCTAAGTGGCCAAAATTACTTCTCAACCACTTAACAAGTGCTCGATTGTTGGCAGTGAATTGTCCACCTGTACGAACATCGCGATAGTACCAACTTAATTCACCATCTTTGCATCGCACTCCTTTACGTGACCACATGTTTAGTTTTTCTCTTAGAAACTCCACATCCTGCATCCCACTAGCAATTGTAATTTCCGCACGAGTATCTGTTAATCTGGTCCAACCATCTCCTACATATCTTCCAGCTAACCACAGCAATCTCTCATCCACTGGTAGAAAAACTGATTTCGTATTTGGCTTTTCCAACTGTGGGATAGGCATAGGATCTACGCTTATTCTGGACGCCCAGTACATATCCCCTTGGATATCCTTTGCTCTGACCCATTGCATATCATTGTGGACTCTTTTGTACTGCCTAACTTGGTTATCCCATAAGTGAGGACAATTTTTGATTAAAAATGGATGGTCCTCACTACAGAGCATTCCAACATTACCGTACCCTACGATTCTCACCGCTTTTTTGCGAGACATCATAGTTGCAGTAATGGGTTTCCATGATCCGTTGTGCGTCAGTACCTTGTCACCAACTCGCAAGGCTTCTATCGGCTGATATCCAGTTTCCGTTAGAACCAAAGTTCCTTTTGCAAAGCAGTCCGGCGAAAACCATGCAAGCCCGACTGGGTGTCCGCCACAAGCCTTTACTGGATCTACCTGCCAAACGTCCTCACAATAATGTTTTGTAGTTGGATGGTTAGTTCGATGCATTCTGATAGCTTCTGGATCGTGGTTGATTGCAATATCAACACTTACCCCTGTTGCCATCTCTATTCCTGTTGAAGCTCCGCCACCACCTGCAAAGTTGTCTACTACTAATTCACCGTTTATCATAGTCTCTCCTGCTAACATGTGAGTATCTGTATTTTTCTTTTGGTTTTTTTACAACTCGTTCCTATAAAAAATCAATAATGTTATAAAAGAATCAAAACCCACAAAAGTATCAGCGAGATAATCCACAATGCTCCAAATAATGTTCTAGTCCTTTTGGGGCCTATGTAGTAAGAAAGCATAGCCAAAAGCAGGGTAACACATAAAACACTCTTAATTATCATTATCTGCATAATATTCAACTCCTCTCATTCTTTACGTTTTACAAAGGATTCGCATTCTGTATTCAGCAAGCATCCATAATCACGACCTATGGTATAGCTCGGTATCTCGTATCCATTCTCACAAACGCGACAATATCCGCCACATTTATACTTGCTATTTACAACTTTTTCTGCTTTAAACTGATTCAGTTTATCTTCAAGATTTGCATTTGCATTTTTAAGCTCTGCATTCTCCCTGATTAGGCCATCGTATTTGTTTCGACTCATTATTTTGAACATTAATGCCACCTCACCCCATAATATTTAAAACTATGATTGCTATGTTGCACAGCAGTATAACGATAAGTGCTAAAATATTCGCGATTTTAGCAGTTTTTCCGTACTTTAACGGAGATTTGTATGCAGCTCTAGCCATTATGATTTGAACTGCAAGAAATACAAATTCGATGCATAAGATAATATGCTTAATACTCATTTATTGCTCCCTTCTGATACCTTATTATCATTTTCTTGTGCATCCTCGAAGAATGATTTGATATCAAACCACTTATCATTGATTATATTTCCAATAATTTTCAATCTTCTATCTCCAGTTACTGCGGTTCGTATATATCTTCCCTCTAAATCACTCAACTTTGTAACTCCGACTGTATCCATTATTCTAGCAATGGATTCCATTCCCGGACCATAGCCACTAAATTCTTTCGCCCCCAGATAACCGTGTCCGAGACTATATCCGCCAAAAACGCATCCCCAACCTGCACCTTCAACAACGACATCAAACGATATGCAACCGTGATTTTCCATTGTCAGCTCCGCACCTTTGATTTGTGCGTTTCGGATATCGTAGCCTTCTTCAATAAGCTTTTTCTCTGTCCAGATTTTCATACATCCTCTCCTTCTAGTTTTTGTCCGCACCAAGGGCAGTACGGATATATTTTTGCTGATGCCGTAAATATCTCTGCCCTCTGGCAGTTCGGGCATACCAATTTTTTATTTCCACAATCATCTACTTTTGACAATAGTTTCATTGGAATTTCTTTCTTATCTTCAATTCTGAAGCATTTCAGCTTTCTACTGACAATGTTTTGATTAAATTCAACTGCTGATTCTTCGTATTTACATACTCCGTACAAAAATGGGATTCCAGCCCATTTTCCATATTTATCGCACGTTATTATTCCATATGCATTTTCCTTTGGACACCAGACTGGCTGACCGACCATTTGCCGCAGTTCATTTAACGTAAGTGCCTTCACTTACTCACCTCCTACATTACATGAATACTTATTTCAAGGAAGTTAGCTGCTGTAGCAGCCAACCCCCACAGTGCTTTTTATAATCAAATCATGTTTTCATCCCAAGCCATTCAGCTTCTTGATTTTGTCGATACAATCATAATATCCGGCAGCATAACCATGGCTGAAATCATCTTCACTTTCATCACGATTGCAGCCCTCTTCTGGCAGCTTGATTGAATCTACCCAATCCAGAATAAATCAGGCGTTTGACTCTATTTCGCGCCTCTGGCATACCTTTTAACTGTTCATTGATCTTTCTAAGCAAAACCTGTTCGTTAATCATTACTTCTCCTTTAAAAATTAAAATGAATATATAAAGTTGACGAATCATCGTTATGTCTATAAAAGCGAAAGTTTTCTATGTCTAACCTTTCATTTAGGCTTACATTAGCAGTCGCCAGTCTAGTTCCTTCATCTGTATCAACTACTGCTGGCCATCCAAAACTTTTCTGTAATTCAAAATCTACTTCTGCATCACTCGGAAATTCTGTAAGTCTCTGAATCAATTCATATACTGTCATTCTGTTTTCTCCTTAACATTTACAAATTGATATTCTATTTTCACTTTTTCTGGATTAAATACACAAGCAGGGAGAACCCCACTACCAAGGCCCACAGTGTCGTTGCTCAGCCTGCCGTCCCCACGCACGCGGCGACTGAAGTTACCGCCCCCGGCGTCTGAGACACACAAAGGAGTGCAAGTCCACATCCATTCAAGAAGCAGTGGAACGTTCTTGCGGTACTTTCTGTATTCGTCACAACTCAGGATGAATACTTTGTCCTTGACTGTGCCGTAACGATCGTCCCCGTTGTCGGCTATCAAGTCAACCTCATGAGGAATGAGATTATCCTTGCCTAACACAGGAAGCAGTTCGCTAAGCAGCTTTCTACGTAAACTCGATTCTGCATAGTTGTTGCAGCAGCCCTCATCAAAACAATACTCTTCCTCGTTCCAAGCACATGCCATAATTGCCAGAACTCCGCCCTCTACGTTATTGTCCAACACAATCCATTCAAATCCTTTAAAGTTAAAATGACTTCCATCTGGAAGTGTTCTAATATCATTTTCTCTCATTTGCCATTTCCTTTCCTGGTTCCTCATAGTTCTCGACACTGATAAGCTCCATAAACCTATCTCTCTGACGCTCTGAAACTTTGTTGCCCTGTTTTTCGGGCTTGACGGCAATTGTAAGGTGTTTCTCAGCAATAGACGATAATTCCTTGGCTAACGCTTTCTTGCCTTGCTGTATGCCCTCTGAATAGGTTCTAGGCTGCTTTCTGTCTCCTATAGTTCCGCTTGAACGGCTTTCACCTTGTCCACCCAGGCTAACATTTCGAAGCTGATAGCCGTTTTCTGCATAAAATCTGATGTAATACTTTTCCTGTTCATCAAGCTGATCAAGAGGAACATTCATGTATTCAACCTTCCACCCGTAAGGATTGTCCACTGAATACAGTTTGTGCTTTTTTAGGCTCAGGTCTATGTGCTGTTTGTAGCCAACCATATGACTTGCTAACCTACTAAGTATGTGCACGGCTTGCCCGATATACGCAAACCGGAAACCGTTCTCATCCCTTCTGGTCAAAATGTAGATTCCGCTTTCATTGTTCAGCTGGGGATTGATTTTCAACAGCCGCTTCTTGTTCTCCTGCTCTATGGCTTTTGCCTTTGCAATGTTCTTGTATTCATTCATCAACAACCTCTATTTTCTTGATATGATTATTTTCCACACTCTCTCCTCCTTTCACACTTTTTACATAGCCAAACCGACCATGTGAATAAAAATAGCTTATGCTGGCTTCCCGATCTGCTTTCCCATTATCAATATGGCTTTGGCAGCATTGCTCTGCTCGCTTTCTGGCGCCCTCTTCTCCAAATGCCTGTACATCCCAACCTTCTCCACAAATATTGCAATGTATGTATTTTTTTTACTTTTACTTGATGTCCTTCACGGAAATGTTTTTCTATTTCTGCTTTGTTTGTGGAGTTCAGCATACAAATTGGGCAATAATAGTAGGTCATGCTTTTAGTTCGTTCAAACTTCATTTTTGCCTTCATTTTTTCAGCTCCCTTCCAAGTTCTTCTAAGCAAAAGCAGAATGCTTCACAACTCAGCTTTCCTAAAGCAGAAACTGATTTTTGCAGTCCATCTTTAATTCTTTCAAAGCAACTCCCCAAATCTGTAAATGTAGCTGTTTCTGAATCCATAAATTTTTCCAATGGTTCTTCAAGCGATACCAGTTGCATAGCCTGCTGATACTGCTTTGGATTCATACCGTAAAGCTTCTTAAAGCACTTCTTTCTCTGTCTTTTATTCATTTGGCTGCACCTTCCTTACTTTCTGAACCCAGGTCATATCCAGAACTTTCTCTATACGCATTGAGTACGGCACTAATGATAGCCTGTTCAATAATTTCCTCGCTCTTTGCAATCAGAACCATATCGTGCTTGATCGTATCATCGTAATAACGGCCTGCTCCACATGTCCATTTGCCATCTTGCTGTTCTACAATAAATCCAATACTTGCACTCGGCTCACTTTTGCATGGCTTGGGTCTGCGTCCGAGTTTTACAAAAAAGCAATGGTGATCTATAAATAGATTTTTATATATTTCTATCATTTTTGCCTCCTGATTGTGATGTGCAGCTGCTCTTCTAGCCAATCAAGCCCTCGTTTTGTAAAGTAGTATGTGGTGCTTTCCTTTGTTGTTCCACATCTTCTACTTTCCATGTAGCCTGCATCAACAAGCTTTTCAAGTTCTTCATCCTTGCCGTTAAAATAGTTTCTGGTGGGCTTGAAATGCATCTTTCCATTGTGTTTATAAAACGTTCTCCGTGTGGCATAATCAAGCCCGATTGTGTGCTTCATTTTCTGCCGTAATGTGCAACAAGAATAAGTGCAACCGTCCTTCTCAATCGTGAGATAATCGTTCTGTGGCAAATTTATCATATTTCCCTTTCACCTCAATTTCTAACCAACGCGCTTTAAATTCTTCTTCTGCTATTTTAAAGTTGATATGACGCTTTTCACTAAAAATGGTAATAACTTTACCTCCTTCCTCACGTTTAAACTGCCACTTTTGCTGTGGTAAACAGTCTATCCAACACTGATCGTCAAATATATACATGCACCATACTTTAGGTCTGCACCATCCTTCTTTATCCATTGGATTCTTCCTCGAAGGCTTCTTCCATGGCTGCTGTAAGCTCGTTTGCATCGTGAAGTGCCACTTCCGCTTCGCTGAATTTTCTTTTTTCCAACCTGCTGCTAGCCACCCTGATAAGGAAGTCACGAAGAATTACAGCTGCGTCAGTGCTATAAATATTTACCGAAATGCATTTCTTATCCTTTAATCCGTAGCTTGATACTATTGACATTTTTATACCTCCGTTAATCCACCATTTTTTTAATAAATCATTCTTATTCATCCTTAACCTCCTTCGGTTCAAATTTTGGAAACGGCATCCAGTAAACAACATGTGCTCTGTCTTTAAGCAGCATTGATTCTGTCGTCCACTCACCGTTAATTGTTTTGCCTGTTCCAACTACAAAATTATCTTCATCAAGGTTATTGACTAGTACCACTAAAACGGTATTTGAATTTTTTTCCCAAAACGAATTGCACCACTTGTCAGTCCCTTTGAACTTTGCAAATATACTATCGTGTTCCTCTGGCATTGCTTCCTCAACGGAAATCCATCCGCCTTTCTTGATTTCATCCGCAAGTGCCGATAATGTCTGCTCACAGTCAGAAGCAATCTTCAAGGCAAGCTTTTCATGTTCGCTTTTGGATGCGAATATATCGCACTCATCTATGTACTTTTGGCAAAGTGTAGCTTCTTCTTTTATTTCTTTTAAATATTTCTTCAATTGCTATTTCCACCCTCCTGGTGAATACTGTTCTCAATTTCTTCATCGGTTGGCACAACGGCATATGAAGCCTTTTCTAAAATGTTCTCTATAAGTTCCTTGAATGCAGCCTTGGCATTTTCTGCGTTCTTATATTTGCCAATCGGGTAATCAGTCGACTCGTTTGAGCCTTTAACGTGTTTTAATAATATTTCTGTTTTTGAAAGTCCGTTAATGTAAATGTCAACTACATTGTCCCAGTTGTAAAAGGCGTTTCTATCCTGTCTTACAATAATCATCTCAAACCTCTCCCTTCTTTTTTAGTTAAACGGTAGTCCTTCATCTTCCACATTATCAGGAATGTTCATAAATCCTTCATATCCGCCTGCAGGCGCTGGTTCTGGAGCTGGCTGCGTATTCTTCTTGCTTTCCACGAACTCCTGCTCATCCACAACTACATCCGTTGTGTACACCTTCTGTCCATCCTTATTTGTGTAGCTGCCTGTCTGGATGCGTCCGGTAACAGCAATCTTTGTTCCTTTGTGCAGAAATTTCTCAGCAAACTCTGCATTTTTTTTAAAGCTAATGCAGTTGATGAAGTCTGCATTCTGACCGTTATCCTGCTTACGGTTTCTGTCTACAGCCAGTGTATATCTGGCTACCACCATTGTCTCTTGACCCTGCGTATAACGCACTTCAGGGTCTTTGGTTAATCTTCCAATTAAAATTACTTTGTTCATACTGAACCTCCTAAATTTATTTGATATGCTTTTCAACGTGATCTAGCTTTATCTTTTTAAGGTGGCTGGTGGAAACTTATCTTTTTTATTTTTAAGCAGCACTGCTTCTGCAATTTTGTGTAAAATGGTGGTTACTTTCGTTTCTTTTTACCTCCAACCTTGTATTTCATCAGTAGATACTTATAGCCATCAATGATTCTCTGGATATCTTCACTATTTCTTTCTTGCCCTCTGGCTGCCTTTTCTTTCATCCACTCTGGCTCTACACCAGAATATGTAACTTCTTGCACCAGATCACAATCGTCTGATGATGTGAAATACTGCACAAATGTCTTGCACCTGCAGAAACCTTCAAGGCACAACGTTAATCTGGTAATTTTGTCCATAATCTCAGTGAAATCATACGGAACATGCTTTCTTGGCTTGTATAATCTGATGATCTTACCGTCTGTAAGCTCTACAATGTAGCCACATCTTCTTTTTGAAAACTCCTGCATTTCTCTGCTACACGGATATACCTCGGTCTTAACGATCTGCATGTACTTCTTTCTCAGCTCCTTCTGTGTCATTTTCACGTCTTCCTTTCTACACTATATCTCTTTGATTTTTACGCCTAGAATCATATTGATCAGAACTGGAACACCTCTTTCTTTAAAGTTTTATTCTTTTCTTTCTCGCTCCTAGTTCCCTCTGCCTTGTAAGAGTATACATAAGCTCTTCCTCTGGTCTTGTTTCCTGCTTAATCTTCAATTTAAACATTGTTCGCATAGCTTTGAGAAGATCTTTTCGCTCTTTTTCTGTCATGTCAAGTTGAAAACCAAGCGTAGGTGCAATTAGCTTTTCAGCCAGTAAGACTTGCTGATTTTTCTTCATGTTTTATTCTCCTAAAAAGATATATTTAAGTGATCCAACCTTTTTAACTGTTCCATCACTTCTTGTAGACGTTTAATGTCGTCTGTTGTGTCAGCTTCTTTTTGCAGGCTGTGACGCTTTACGCGAATCACACATTCACGTATTCCTCTTGTATTTTCTGATCCTGATGTCTCCTGAACAAGTTCACTGTTAAAGATTTTAGCCACTTCCTGATACTGGGTTTTATCTTCGGTAAAATTTTTGACTAGCTCGATTAGATTCATCTTACCTTGCTCAATCTGGAGATACATAATGCTAGCAACCTCTTGATACAGAGAAGTAGGAAAATCTTCTGGCATGATAATGCTTTTTAATTGTGGTAGCTTGTCTGGGTGGCAACTAAGCCACGTCAAAATGCAACGCTGAGCTGCTTTTAAGCCCTCATCCTTCTCTCTTTTTGCTCTGGGGATCAAATTCAATACCGCATTGATAATTGCATTATCAATAAAATCATTTGCAGACTCTTTGTTGTCTACAACACAAATAAAGTCGTTCTTAATTGAAGCATCGTAAACTTCGCTCTTGTCGCATACCCATTTTCCACGCCAAAGCTGTATAATATACCCGGTGCTTGTAGGTGACTCGTTTTTGCATGATTTGGGTTTTGAACCAATTCTTACAAAATAGTAAGGACGACTCGCGTACTTGTCTTTATAAATTTTCATTAAACCCTTCTTTCTTTTAATATTGGAATACTCCTGCGTCCATCCTTTCATTGTATCTTTTCTCTGCGTAGTACCTGAATGTATAATACTCAAGACCACATTTCTTTGCGGCTTCGCTGCATCCAATGTCTCCTTGTTCCCATTCCAGATATACGTCCGTAAAGTTTGGCGGAAGAATCACTCCTCTCTGGATTCCCTTCCTCTGCTCTCCAATCTCTTTCAAACGGATATTTGCATACTTACGGAATGTTGTGTGTGACATTCCACATTGTCTAGCTGCTTTTTCATCTGAGAGTAAACCAAGTTTCCATTGTTCAAAGCAATCATCAAACATTGGCGGCAAAGGCTTTGGTGGTACTTTATTACCAGTCTTGACGGTATGCCTATCACCTCTCTTCGCAAGTTCTTCTCTTGCATATCTTTCAAAAGTCGTGACACAAACACCTATCTTCTTTGCACCTTCTGGTCCGGTTAACTTTCCGTCCCTCCAGGCAATGTAAAGTTCCTCTGGAAGTGTAGTTTTTTTTGCAACAAAGTTTGATCTATAACCTGTTTGCTTTTTGGGTGTCTTTGCCTTAGCTGCATCTTGCCAGTGTAGCCAATTCTTATACATTGGGCGCTGGCTAAATTTTGAACAGTGATATCCTAACTGGATATTATGTGCACGGTTATCAGCTTCTTCCGCAGCTTCTTCTTTGCTCAGAAATACTGCCCTTCCAAGCTCCGATTTTGCCCAGCGATGCATATTATTCGCATTGCTTCCAATATCACGTTTTTCAGTTATCGCATCAAAATGTGCGTCCGTCACGGCTATGACAACCGATTCAACAACTTCAAGCCCGTAGTTGTCGAACCCTTCAAATCCCTTTTGTTTTAACTCGTAGTTGGTTAATCGGTATTCCTCTACGTGATAGACAGGAGTTCCGATCTCAATCTCATTCATCTTGTACCTCCTTTATCAAATAATTTAGATCATATCCACCTTCTACAAACTCTTTAGTGAGCTTGTGCCTGATACCGTTGCCTAAGTACTGGTATATATCAAGCATGTCATCATCAGAAAAATTTGTCCGCAGATACTGGTTTATATTCTTTCGAGTTCTATTCCAGAATCTTACGTTCCTTACGTGCTGCTGATAAACCATTGTTTTGCAAGCGTCCCTTGACACACATTCAAGCAATTTACATTTAAGATCTTCTTCGCTCTCAATGTCAGCTACGGAAAAACCAGAACGCTGCTTGTTTAAGAGCAAGTATCCATCGCTGTTGATACTGCTGCCAGGAAAGCATTTCATAAGCCTTAAAATTTCATTCAGAATCATAATTGCTCCAATCTATCTTCTGTCCGCAGTATGGACAGTGTACGCAAACTCCTGCTTCTGATTCATACCGTGTGCCACATGTCGGGCAATACCATTCGTATACATTTTCGTTTGATGCACAGATGACTGGTTCTTCTGCAATTGTTTTATGCATGTCTCTGTTTTCGAGAATGTTGTTGACTATTTCACATGCCGTTTGTAGGGGTACTACACGACAATAGGTATGTGGATATGCTGTCGTAACCATCAATTCACTATTGCTAACCAAAAGGTTTTTTATTTCATCACTTTTTGCAATAGACATTTAACAATCCTCCCAATCAATCTTCTGTCCACATTTTGAACAATAGGAAGCAAGGCAATCATTTATGATGTTTCCACATACAGAGCAGCTACATGCGTTCTTGTCTGCTAGAATAACCAGTTTTTGTGGAATCTGCTTTTTAAGAGCGCTATGTGCCTTCATGAATAAAAACGCGGTTCTCATTGACTTTTCAACTGCCTTGTAGTCCTTTTTCTTCAAGGCTTGTTCAGTTGCTCTGGTGCAAGTATCAAGTTTCTTCTTTAATATCTTCACAGCTTCTTTATTGCTCATTTGCTTTTCCTTTCTTACAGGAACGGACATGTCTCGAGATTAAACAATTGCCAGGTCTTACCTGCCTCTGCAACGTCCACATTTGCCATTCCTGCGACTTCTTTTATTCTTGTAACCATTTCTTCCGGCACTGCATTATTTGCGCTTAAATGGCAAATAATGACGTTCTGGAGCGTATCTGTTGTATTAGCTTCTATGAAGCCTGCACATGTTTCTAACTCCATATGTCCCTTAATGACATGCAATCTTTTGCCAGTAACATCTTCTGAAATATATTGTTTTTGGTAATTGCAAGACACCAGTATGTGGCTAATGTCCTTAAATCGCCACCTTACGAACTCTGTGTCGGTGATATAAAGCATTCTTCCCATCTCTGGATGTTCGATGATGAATCCATAGCACGGACACTCTGTACCGTCTGCATCGGTATGTTTGAAGTGTCCGTGCACATCATTCATTGGAACTGATACAATTCTAAATTCACCATAGCCACCGATATAGGAGTTATCTTCGTAGGGCTTGTAGACTGGGATTCCCATTTCTTCAAAGTCTCTAACTGATTTTGAGTGATCCAGTCAGAGATGTTTATGAGTAACAATCGCACCTACAACATTTGATATCTTCCAGTCAATGCTTTCTTTAATTTTCTTCTCCGAAATTCCTAAATCAAGCAGAAGAATCTCCCCACTGTTACTAGTTAGCGCATACGAATTTCCTGTACTTCCGGTTCCAATAGTTCTCAAAAACATCTCTTATCACCTCCTCCATCTGCATATTTCCATATATATCCTCCTGCTTGCTTTCGAGTAGCATTTTTATTGTTAAATGGTGTCTTGTCGGCTACTTGCAATATATTTCTGCCGCAAACTCCTGTTATATGTTCAGCAATTTGAGCATTCGCATATTCTGCTATAAAAAATCCATCCATTGTATATTGCCTGATGTGCCTCTGGCCATACATATTTTTCAAGTTCATTCCGATATAATTAGATGGATGCTTTTCTCGGTGTTGCATAGGATGCAATATTTGCAAATTTTTAGCATCGTTATTTTGCTTATTTCCATCAATATGATGAACCACATATCCTTTTGGAATTTCTCCGATAAATGCTCTTGCTACCTCATTGTGGATTCTTAAAGTTTTATGTTTTTCGCCTTTTTTACCTACTGCTCTAAAATCCAAATACCATCCTTGACTATTTTTTATGCTTAAAATTTCTCCATCGTTTTTCTTATGAAAGCTCTTTACGCGTCCCAAACTTGAAATTTTGTATAGCCCTTCATATCCTTTGATCCATTTCCATTCTTCCAATAAATTTTATTCCCTCCTGATCAGGCAGACATAAAAGGTGGCAAAGCATCTTTGTTTGCTTCCTTATTCTGCTCATTTGGTTCTTCAAATACCTGTGAATTTGCATTTTCTGAAATATCTTTCTCCATCTGTTCCTGCAAACTTTCACTTGTGTTTTCTTCAAAATCATTATCCTCTGCTTCCTCTTTTGTATAAAGTCCCATTGCAACTTCTGGACAATTAAGTCTTGAAAAAAATGAAGCAGCACGATATCTAAGCATGAGCTGTGGCATTGTTTTCCACTTACTACCGTTCTTTGCAATCCATCCTTCATCCTTTGCCATTTGCATGTCAACTGTCATACCATCAACTCGTCTGCCGTCTTTGGTAGTCCAAGCGGTACAAGAAAAAGGCTTTCCGTCTTTGTCTTTTGTTTCCTCGTACTGTAGCTCCATGTCGAATTTGTGGCTGTTGTTAATTCTTGCAATAAGAAACTGTGAACTCCAAGACGGTCTACCCTGAATAGGATATAAATTCTGCATAACCATCATTGCACTCGCGCCCATTCGTTGCGCCATTTCAATGGCGATTAAACAGTTTGATGGATTCTTCTGATATATAGCCGGAACAATTGTAGATTCAGCCAGTGCCTTTGCCATCTGCATAGCCATAATAAAATTGTCACTTGTTCCAAAAATTCCAAGACTATAATCGGTTACTCTCTTTGTTGACTGCTGCACAGCCTGCTTTCCACTCTCTACAATTGCTGTATCTGCCATTATTCCTTGCCCTCCTTAATCTCAATGTGCATCTTGTCAAAAAACTTGCTCAAATCATCAAATGATTTGAATGTGTTATTGCAAAATATAAGGTATGCAGAAATGTCATTCATTAAATTGCCTGTAATATATTCTATTTTGCCTTGTATCACTTTAAACTTTAACCCTGTCGGGAAAAGCACGTTATCACCTTTTGCAACCTCAACAGCTCCACTGTAGTATGTCGGCTGCTCTTCCTTTTTCTCTTCTGGTTCCTTTCCCTGCTCGTGCACAGTTTCCAGATCTTCATCTTGTTTTCTTTTTTCCAATTTTTTCAGTAGCTCATCTGACGCTTTACTTAATGCTGACAAAAAACTGATATCGTCAACACTATTTTTATAAACTCCCACACCCATCTCACCTGTCTTTTCGTCCTCAACAAGAACGGTATTAAAAGCTAATCCGGCCTTAATTGTAAATCTAGTGCTCATATTATCCTCCTTATTTTGTTTTTGCCTTATTGTTGCAGCACGATGTGCAGTTCTTGCACTCTGCTTCATTGATCTCTGGTGCTCTTTTGATCACCTTAATATTGCTTCTTCCGTAGGCTTCTATCCACGAAAGGTCTACTGGCTCGTCTACTACTGTAACTTTTGTGCCGTTTGGAGTTACTGCTTCGTCTCCTGGCTTTAAATCTTCCTCTGCTGCAAAACAATAGCTTCTTTTACTGCCCTCATATCGGGCTTTTACATAATTCATTGGTTCACTCCTTTCAACAATTCTTCTACATAAAGGTCCATAGAATGGCATAATTTCTTGCAATTCCCGTGAAGTGCATGATTTTTCCATGCGTTATATTTTGTATAAAACTCTGTTAACGTCATCTTCCCTGCCTTCACAGCTTTTACCCAATTACTCAATTTCTTTTTGATTTTACGCTTATTTTCGCCTTTTATTTTCCTGATGTACTTTCCGCCTTCTGTTACATAATGATGGAATCCCAAAAACGAAATTCCCTTACGAAATGGAACTATTTGTGTCTTCCCATTTAGCGATAGGTCGAGGGTGCTAACAAAAACTTCTATGGCTTCTTTGCACCACTTTGCGTAACTTCTGCTTGAACATATCAAATAAAAGTCATCTGAATAGCGCCCATATTTATCTATTCCAAGCTCACCAGTTACAAAATGGTCAAGTCCATCAAGCATAAGAAGCGCATACATTAGTGCAACAGGATTTCCGAGTGGAAGACCTGGGCTTTCAACGCTATCAATGAACAAATGATTTAACCATACTGTATATTCATCGTAGAAATAATAATCTACTATATCCTTCACTGGATTATGCTCTATGGTGTAAAAGAATTTTCGTATATCGCACTTTAAAATCCATCCATTTGTTCCGTGTTCTTCGTAAAAGCTTAACATCTGCTCTTTCAGACAATCCATTCCAAAATGAGTACCTTTATCTATTTGACCTGCATAATTGGTACGAATAAATTGAGACTGCAACCTTGGTCTAAGAACGGTATAACACAGACAATTCTGAACCACTTTGTCCTTAAAAGCACAGGACTTGATTTCTCGCTCCTTTGGCTCATATATTTTGAATTTGTTATACGGGTTCATACTGTACGTCTGATTCTCAAGCTGTTCTTTCAATATGTGAAGTCCTTCAAGACTCATTGTTTGAAATCTCGCACAACTTCCATTAAATTTCTTACCAGATTTCGTTTTTCGGTATGCTTTGTATAAATTTTGAAAATCGCATATAAGATCTTTATCCATAGTAAAAATTCCTTTGTATTTATCCTCTTCGGAAAGGTCATTTGCTTTTTTGTATCTTTTGCTGATTTCGGCTTAATGCCTACTCTGACGGCCTGTTTGACACAGAATGGGCGAACACCGTTGCTGTTGTTGCAATTGTTGTTGATGATGTTCAATTCCATTGACAATTCAATATAGAACAATAACTCATCACATTTTGTTATTGCTTTTGTCTGGAGTTCTGATCGCTCTTTAGGATAAAGTCTCAAATCTGTTCGGTTCGCTTCGTATAAATGCTCATAAATTTCAAGTGCTTTATTTTGCATTTTATCTACGAGTGAGAACCTATATTTTTTCGGATAACGGTTACAATTAGAAGTTATTATTAAAGTATGCTTTGCCAGCTCTTTTGCTTTAAGAATAACCCTGAGTTCTTCTGCCGCTTAATTACTTCTCCTTAGATTCAAAGATTGAAGGAGAAAAGATACAAACCGGGCGAACACCGTAGCAGCCGTAGCAACCGTAGTTGCTGAAGCAGCCGGACGGAAGAACAACGGCCACCCCTAAAGAATATCCATTGCATCCTGTACTCCACGGAGTAAGTAACCACCAATAATACTCTTCATTTGGAATCAGACTTCTATATTTTCTGTATTCGTCAAGAGTGAGCAGCGAGACCTTGTCTTTACATGCTCTGTATTGATTCTGCCCATCAACAGATAGCAAATCTCTTTCAAATTTAATAATGTTCTCCTCTCCAATTTCATTTTCTAATTTTCTGAGAAGATCACCATTCAGATGCTGACGCAGTTCACTGATTCTCCAGTCATTTATGTCTGGATCAAATCTCGTTGACTCTGATCTTTCTGCAAGGCACATGCAGCCCAAATCAAGAACATCAATGATTTTCCATTTCAGCCCTGCAAGTTTGAACTGATTGCCTGCTTTAGGCTCAACTTCAATTTTTCTTTTTGAATTACCTTCTAAGATATTCACTCTTTTCTTTAGATCATCGAACTGCTTTTGCAATCCTTCTAATGTCAATTCAGCCATTTACTCCCCTTTCGATACAAAGATGTCAGATTTTAAGATACAAACTGGGCGAACACCGTCGCTGTTGTTGCAACCGTCGCCGTTGATGCGGCCGGACGGAAGAACAACGGCGATTGAACGATTATATTCACGGTTTGGACTAGTCCATGCTGTACAAGTCCACCACCAATCATTCAAATCCTTATTAACGATCAAATTGTTATACTGTCGAGCTTCGTCAAAAGTGATCGGACGGACCTTGCATGTTAACTCTCCGTAATTATCCTGACCATCTACTGTCTCAAGGCTAACTCTGTGCTCCACAAGATTCTCTGCTCCGACCTCATTTTCAATAGTTGGCTGGATTTCAGCTTCGATGTATTTTCTAAGTTCAGATGTTTTGTAATCCGCTGTATCATCTGCAAATTTTCTGTCTTTTGCTATAAAATCCTTTGAGATAACCTTGGTTTTTCCTTCGTGCTGTTCGAGGACAATATAATCATTCTCTCCAATACAAAATGTTTCTCTGGCTTTTAAACTTTCCAGTTTAACCTTGTTACTCTGTTCTCTTTCTTCAAGCATTTTTACCAATGCTCTTGCAGCTTCAAGTTCTTTGCTCATGTCTGTCTCCTTTCTTACAGTCTCGGTGACTTAACTAAATCACGCACAACTCTATATTTCGAAATGTTTTCTCCGTCTTTCTCAACGAAGTAAAACGCTCCGTCATTCGGCTCTCTGAAACCGCTGTAATACTTTGTATTTACTATTACCGCATCCTGCTCCCTGCAGCGGCTGCACCATTCGCGGATTTCTGCGCCGAGGTAACTTTCTCCGCTGTTCACTACAACCATTTGCTTTCTCCTTTCTTTTCTTCTCTGGTGGATTGTAGCAATCTATGAACTCGTGCAAGTCGTATAAGCTACATCCTCTAAATTTCAATGTTTCATTTTGTTTCCATAAGCGTTCTGCCTTTACACCAAATTCATCTGAAAGACTCTGGATCAACCCTTTCATAGCTTTCTGCCTAGCTCTTTTAATTTCTGTTGCCGTCCTTCCAGACCTTGGTGCTATTGCATCCACTCTTCTACAGATATGTCCAATCAGCTCTAGCCGCTGCTCCTCTGTTAACTTCATAGGCTTATTGTAACTGGCGATAAATCGCCTGAATGATCTTGGCATCATACAACGCATTGTGCTTTACCCCTTTGGGAAGTGGCTTTCCCAGCTTTGTTAAAAGTTCTTCACGTGACAAATCGAAAGCTTCCTTGTCAGAAATCCTTAACACCCTTGCAATATCCTGATTGATGTCATGGCAACTTGCTGATATGTAATTAGGAAGCTCCAGTGCAGAACTTGCCAGAAGATCAACCAGTAATACAAAATCGTAATGAGACACATCTGACACAAATTGAATATCGCTCTCAAAATGCTCAAGCCATCCAAGAAGTGATTCTCGTACTTCATATTTGCTACCAACCACAAATACGGTGTTTTCCTTGTCTAGCAACTCTGCAAGTTCTTTGTTCTCACCCTTTACCACTGTATTTGACAATACATTTTCCTTAATCCAAGGTGTGATCTGATAGTCTGCAAAATCATTAAATTCTGCGTAAAAGGATTCACCGCTTGCAGATACAATTCCGATGCTTATTAGGGTTGTGTCTTTATGCAACCCTGTAAATTCTGCATCAAAGTAAAGATTTATCATTTTCTTTTGCTCCTTCCTTTTCTTTATATTCCTCTGCCTGCTCCATTCCGATGATGTAGGCAAGCTGTGTTTCCGTTAAACATGGAAGCAGCCGTGTTGCTGTTTCAAGCAATTGTTCTTTGCTTTCCCCATGGTAAATAAAAATTGTTGATCACTCTCCTTCTTCGTTATCTTCAATGTTGTTTGGATTGAGCATTATCATTAACAGCTTCTTCCAAGCAAATGATGTGTTTACTACATATCCCTTTGCGGTTTGATACTGCATATGTACCACATGTGGGTACTTCGCTTTAATTACCGCATTGACCGTTACCGGCGTTCCGTCTGGCGTTTTTACATTCAGCACAGCAGTGTCGCCCTGCTTTGCTGTTTCTCTCAGCAGCTCCGTGTCTTCGCTCATTTCTCCGCTCAAATGCGGCAATATTTCTCTTAGATTCATACATTTCCTTTCTATATGGCTCAGGCATTCTAGCCCAAGCCACGATTTCATAGCCAGAATCTTCAAATCCGCCGTCTGGCAAATTTGCCTGGCAGGCTTCGCTTGAAACCCACCATCTAAATCTGCCCTTTGGGTCTGGACCCCAATAATACTCGTGGGTGAGTCTAGTCTCGCCCCATCTGATTGTGCACAGCAGATAGCCTGCGGTCTTATCTGGCATCTTTTTAGTCATCCAGAACATCTTTTATCACCTCTCTTAATTTATATTTGCAACATTTCTTTTTTCTTACGATGTTGTGACTGTGTTTTCTATCCAGCCGAGCAAATAGTTGTTCTGGATACTAGAGCAGCTATTTGTTACTTCACTCAGCTTCTGCAGAGTGCGCTTTTTCTGCTCTGTCAAAAAACGATACGTCGTCGTCTTAGACTTTTCTCTTACCTTTTTATCTGTCATCACGCCTGCACCTCCTTCCTGCATGTTTCCAATCTTTCAATGTAACTAATCATGTCTGCAAAGCTTTCTGCTCTGTACAAGATTGCTCTGTTTGTGTCAGCAAGTAGTGTGTATGCACTATCAAACTGGAATATGTAATACTTATGCATTCCCTCGTAGCACATGCAATCTTTAAGTACTACGAACTGGTTTATATCAAGCATTGTTTGCTCCTCTCTTATGTAATTTCTGCTATCATTTCTGCCTTCATCCTGGCGAACTTGTTAATAAAATGGATTTGCCCTTTGCCAGTTACAAGTGTTGTTCTTGTGATTCTGACGCTTCCGTCTGGATTCACAACGGTACGTTCCTTAACTTCAAAGAGTTTCTGTTCCATCGCCTTCTGTGTCGGCATGTTTTTACTGCCGCCACTTTTAATCAGGTAGTCATTTTGACGCATCCACTCAAAGAGTCTGTTTTGCCCGATCTCATGACCATTCTGGCAAATCAGTTTTGCCATGTCTCCAATTAGAATTGAGGTCCTGCTAGACTCCACTGCATCTGCAAAGATTTCTTTAGGCTTCATGCGCTCTGTGTCTGCAATAAGTACCTTGTTATCTGCCTTGAGCTTATCAATCTCGTTGTTGGCAATCTTTAAGGCTCTTGCCATTACCTGCTCTGGTGTGTTCCATGCCTTTTCGAGATCAATGAAGTACTGGCGGTACTGCTTGCCCTTTTCGGTACGCTGAATCATGCAGATCTGCTTTGCCATGTCAATGGAGATTTTGTAGTCCTGCAATTCCTGTCTTGCTAGGGTGTTAAATTCTTTACACCCTACATAATCTGTATTTTCTTCGAATCCATATTGTAACTGGCGATTAAACCATGATTGAAAACGTTCAGAGATCTCCAATCCCTCATGCAATTCTCTAGCTGATACAGTAGGCTGCTCTGACTCGTAGTTAATTCTCAAGAGTTCCATGTTTCGACTCCTTTCTGTTTAGTTTTCAATGTGCTTCTTGTTGTTTCTAAGAACAGTATACGTCTTTAACATTACATTGTCAAGACTTTTTTTGTTGTTTTTGTTATGTTTTTTGTTGTTTTACAGACTTTTTTATTTGACTTCTTTATTGTTATGTGGTACAATGCAAAGTGAAAGGAGGCGAAAAATACAATGAAAACAAGATTTAAATTATTAAGACAGGAGCTTGGAATGACGCAAGAGGAATTTGGTTCTAAAATTGGTGTTGCGCGTAATACGATAGCTCAATATGAAAGTGGAAGAATTGTTCCTTCAAATCCTGTTATCACAAACATTTGCAAGGAATATGCTGTCAATGAAACTTGGCTCCTTACTGGAGAAGGCAATATGTTTAAGGACATTACACCATCAGAAGAAATTGAATCATTTCTTGGCACGCTTGCAATAGCAGGTGACGAAAATTTCAAAAAACGTCTAATCCTTTATCTTGCGCAAATGAAGGATTCAGATTGGCAAGCATTAGAACATGTGCTTGATACTCTTCTCGCAGGAAAAGACATCATCTTTCCTCCAGACACCAACAACAAACAAAACTAATTAACCAGACAGTGGGTATCCGTAATGCGGATACCCATTTGTTTTACATGCAAGGTGAATTTCTAGTTGCTATTTTGTCAAAACCTGTTTATACTATTTACATAGTGCAACACAAGCACAAAAAGAAAGGAAGAAAAGGACATGAAAAAGAGATTTGTAGCTGTACTGTGTAGTTGTATGGCATTGCAAGCAGTGCCAGTATTTGCAGAAAGCGAAGTGGAGACAGAAGCAGAAACTATTGATTATGAAGCAAAGTATAATGAATTGCTCAAAGACTACAACGATCTTCTTAAACTATATAATGAATTGCTTGAGGGTGATGAGGAAGAGAGTTCTGAGGCAGAAACCGAGGCAGAACTCCCAGACGGTGATATCCTGTTCAAGGATATCCCTTGGGGAACAAATTTCGCAAGTGTGCAGAGCTTAACACCAGAACTTAACCTCCAAGCATCTATAGATCAGGCGCTTCCTGTCTATTCAGTTGATGATATTATCTATGGTGGAATTACTGGTGTTGACTATGATTCGACTGGTTTTATGGCAAGTGCTTTCGCTTCAAACTATCAGCAGCCAGCCTTTGGATATACAACATCTTCTGTATATGCGTATTTTGTTTGCCCTTCAGCAGACGGTGTAATTGACTATAATGTGGCAAATGCTATGCTGTACGGTGTTACATACGAATTTAATACAAATGATGTTAGCCCAATGGCAAATGATTTAAAAGAGCAATTAACAGCTACTTATGGCGAACCTTCACAGGATTATGACGAAGATTCTTTCTCGACTAAAGGTGATTCGTTTATATTTAATCTCTATGATGGTCATTTTACTGTTTGGGAAACAAAAACCTGCATCTTATCAATCCATTCTTGTGATTACGGTAAAGATGCTGCTACTCCAAGTACGATTCAAATTAACTATGCATGGAAAGATGCGTCTGATATCTTAGAGCAGAATGATAAAATTGTTTCAGCCCAGTAAAACATTAAGAGGACACCCATTACTGGATGCCCTCTTTTTATTTTGTCAAGATATAATAAACAATTCTAATTGTGCTTAGTCTTTCCTCATTCCTCAAGATCTCTCTGATTTTTTTCTTGTAGTACTTCTTCATTGCTTCTTCAACATCCGCATCAATATCCTTTTCGCTTCTGCTTTCTGCCATTCATTGCCCTCTCTTTCTTCTATTCTCTCGTCATTGCCTGTGCGATCAGCTCGCAGCGATATTTCTTTACGTCATCTCTATCTGTTAACTGATATAAAAAATCAAGCAGTTCCATTTCGTTACGTTTTTCTTCCGGAATAAATGTAGATATATATGTAATCGCTCTTTTTACATATTCATTACCTTTTAATTCCACGATACTGTCTAAAAAACGTCTAACCACATCACACATATAATCACCTTTCCTTTGCAAATGTATCCACAGAAATCTCGTATGCAACTTTAACCATTTCTGTTTCATGTTCTCTTTTGATATACGTTCTGCTCTGGATTCTTCCAGACAGCCTAATCTTGTCTCCGACCTTTAAATTTGATGCCTTTCGGGCAAGCTGATTCCAAGCAATACAATGTAAATAATCGCTCTTGCCATATGGACGATTTACAGCAACTATAAGCTCACATAACTCCTTTTTTAATGGTGTTGTGCGATATATCGGTTTGCTGCATAAATACCCAGTCAATGCAATTTGGTTTCGGTGTTCCCCACTTTCTACTTTGATTTCGCGAACTAAAAAGTACTGCTGTACATGTCTTTTGCCGTCACTGGTGTAATAATTCTTGCTTCGCCATTCTCCAATCACTGTCACTTCATCCTGACGCTTTAAAGCTCCGATTCTATCCTTTGCAACAGCGATTGGTATTTCATCCTTTACTCCGCTCAGGCGGCTTGTCTCGATGGTGTTTGAACAAAAATCACTCTCCAAGCAGTCTAATGTTGTAAAATTGTCTAGTAATTTACCATGAATAATGGCAAAATTAACCATTGACTCTGTTACTTTGCGGTTGTAAACTGTCATCATTAGTAGCCTCCTTTCTCTTTTCTGCTATGGTATAGATAATAGCACTGGTGACTACAATTGTATTGACTTTGTTCACATTTTTTTCGGTCAAAGTTTTTTGGTTATTTTCCAAACTTTTAAGTGCCAGAAAACTTTGACTTTACCTTTTGTTTGATGTAGCCAATAAATTATACTTTTTGTTTTTGCTAAAGTACAATTTATTGTAAAAATGACATTTTGAACTAATATGAAGGGTGGTTTTTGACATGAGAAATCGAGTAGCTGATACTGAACGACTTATAAAAGTTATAATTTATGTGCGCAAAAATGCAGGATTGTCACAAATGGATTTGGCAAAAGCACTTGGAAAGAGTGTAGGAACAATAAAAAATTGGGAGAATGGTCTTGGTGCGCCAGACTTCCCGGCGTTGCTAGAGTGGTTTGATAGATGTGGTGTCGATACGGAAAAATGTCTTATGGCTATCTATGATCCAGATAAATATAAACGTATTTATCACCCTAAAAAAGATAGTGAGACACTGTCTGCTCTGCAGGAATACTTAAAGCATGAAGACGCTGCGTATCTGAAACGTCTGTATTACAATGTCTTTTGTGATACTGGATCTGATTGGCACGCACAACTTGATATGCTTACGGCATTAAACAAGTTGCCGCTTGCTGACCGTATAACGTCAGCTCAAGCATATCTCGATAATTTTTTAATTCGACAGGCACGTGGCGAGGTAAAAGATGCTTTTATAGAGCCTGATTTGAAACATTTAGAAGAATCAATACAGCAAGCAAAGCAATCTGTTTGTGAGAAAAAGGATTCCTATTTAAACAATTATAGGCAATAAAAATAGGGTGCATCATTACTGATACACCCTTTAAGCTTAAATAAAATATGTGATTGAAAATGAAATTGCTCCACTTGCATTATACGAGCTTCCGCCAGATGAAGTCTGGAGAACTTTGATTGTTCCATCTGTTCCAATTGAAATTGCGGCAGTTGGAGAATTATAATATCTAGCTGCTAAGTTAATTTCTTTTGTTGGTCTATAGCCTTGCGCCAGGGTTCCGAGCGTTTGGAACGCTGCTGTGGCTCCTGTAACTCCCATAACGACATTGACCATACTTCCTATCTTTCTGACACGTGCTCCAATATAGCTTACAGCAGTGATTCCACTACCCAATGTTATGTTTACCCATCCACTATCGGTCATCAAAGGCAAATCATTCTCATCAAGTATTCTGTACGCAGTACCCGATGTATTCCAGCGATATAAGCTTGAATTTTGAGCATTAAAGCCTACACTTCCGAGTCGCTTTCCACTACCGTAAAATCTTAACGTACTCATCATACCCGACGTGCAATTCAGACCCAGTACGTTTACGTTGCTGCTTTCGAGTGTACCTCCTGTTAACGGCAAGTAGTCGGTGTTTATCTTAGATTTTTCTGATGCTGTAATCAGACCGGATTGTGTTGCTGAAGCTAATGGGACCTTTAAAGTCATTGATAACGTTCCCAAACTGATACTTCCGATTTCAACGCCGCTACTAAATTCTGATCTCAAAGTTGCGTTTCCTTCATGAAGGATTTTAAAAGTATATACGTCATTTCTAGCGTATATTGGAATATCGTTATACACGGTTCCGTTAGCATTCAAGTAAATTGATCCACCATCTGATCTTATTGCTACATCATCCTTCGCAGTTATTGCTACCGTACCACTTCCGCCTTGTAGTGTTACTCCCGTAGGTGAAAAAATGATGCTGTTATCGTTCGTGCTGTATAATACATCTTTGATTCTTGTTCCAATGATGATGTTGTTTTGATTTGCTTCAATTACAAAGCTTTGAGTGTCAGAATATGGGCTATTAACAGTAAAAGACCGGTTAAAGATCGCATCAAGACCAGTTATGGTTCCTGTTGTAATTTTTGTAGCATCAATGCTCTTAATTTTGGCATCGGTAATTTGCGCATCACCAATCATTACACTTGTTATCCAACCCTGCTGAATATTTGCTTTATCAAGTCTGGCAAATAATATATTTGCATCATTTACCGTGATTGAGCTTGCTTGCAAGTTGGTGATCTTTGCATCTACAGCGTTCAATTGATTGAATGTGGCTTTTTTTGCCGTAATTTCTTGAAGGCTAAGAACATCATCTTTAACTCGTTGCAACGCTATTTCAGATGGACTTTTCGTCTCTTTTTCTTCAAAACCATAAGATGCCACTTCTGACAGTAAACCACCATCAAATGTAATGGTGTGCTGCATCACCGGAACATCTATAAGATTATTTTTGGCATCAACTATTGTAACGACATCACCTACGTCAAGCCTTGGATCTCCCATAAACGAAAATGACACTGGATAATACCTCGTATCCTTTATTTTTTCAAGGATTTTATTGAGCCATTCTTGTGTCATTACTGGATTGCTTAAATTTGTATTTATGTTTGTTCCTGATTCGTAATGATTGTTCTCTGTATCGCAGCTGATACCTGAAATTTGGCACATCGTTTCTGATTGTAGCAGATCATCAAAATATCTATTGGTCTTAATCAGATACGCGTGTGATTCTTTTAAAAATTCGATTGTGTTGTAAATGAACGATAGGTTCTGGTCTTTTAAATAGTCACCTGCTGCATCACCTATTTTCCCTGGATAGTCAGTTGTTAACGCTTCATACCATCTAAACGTTACTTTTCCGTTTCTATCGCATATAGCAAATGTACCATGGAGTTGTGCGATGTATCCAACCACCTGTTGCATCGTAAAACCGTCAAACGGCTCTTTGTATGCTTTTTCTCCCGACTGGTCGTTAACCGTCAATATTTTATCTATAATCAGATTATCAGATAATTTGCTTGTGTCAAACTCAACACCTGTCTGTTCGCTTATATCAGTTAAAAATTCTTTACTTTCTACTGGATAGCTTGTGATTTTGCTTTTATACGCTTTAGCTAACTTTGACTCTAGCCTATCATATGCTGTAAAAGTAAGCAGATTTCGGTCTTTTTTTTGCTCTTTTATTGTAAAATACCCCATTGGTATCCATTCTATAGTGCCATCAGCTGTTGCTCCGATTTCAAGTCTTACTTCCATACCTTTTACAAAATCTTGCGACTTTGTAAACATAGATACTTCTATTTTGGAAGCTGTAGCTCCACCCACATAAAAATAGCTATCAGGAGTTGAAAAATTTGTTTGCACTATCTCTTGGATTCCTTCTGATATTCCGTTTAGCCTTGCGTAGAACGTTCTTCCACTGCCTGATATAACTTTATCTAATGCTTCTGATACCTGATACATGACGATTTCCTTTCTCTAGCACGGTATACTCCGTGCTAGATATTTGCTTTATTTTTTATTCTCCGAGGATGTATCTTTTTTCTTCTTCTGTGAGAATCTTCATTCCTTTAATCTTTTCTGCCGACACTTTTCCACTTTTGTACAGTCTTTTTAAACTCTCTACCAAACTTCTCATGCCAGTACTCCTTCCTCGATCAGCTGCAAGGTATATGCATCTATCATTTCTGTTGCGTATCTTGTCATTTCTTCGCTTGGCTCTGTATCGCCTTCGTAATCAAGATATTGCTCTGGAGCCTGAATAATCTCCTCTTGCGTCAGCTTAAACGTCCTGAATATATTGCCGTTATACTCGTACATTATCTCACTGCCATTTTCTGGGCTATCAACTGTAACCTTCTGCTCATCTGTACAAATAACTACATCCATTCCTTTTTCAAGCGGATAGAATGCTGCACTTAACTGCGGCAGCGTAAATCTCATCTTTTCCATAATTGTTTAATCTCCTCTCATGAGTGGATACAATTTCTTTACATCTCTTTATATCTTCCGAGACATGATACTTTTGTTGAAAACGTTGTGTGTTTGAATGTTTAATAGCTCCATAACGCCCGATATAGCTTTTAGCCAATGATAGCGGCACTTCTTTCTTTTGGTGGACTCTTTTTCTTACCTTCTTTGCAGTCCTTCTAAATCTCAAAAAATTTGATGAGCGTACAGTAAGACTTCTTCTTGATATTTTTCTTCCTAAAATATCAATGTATGTAACACTCAGATCAATGAATTTTGACGTTTCCTTAATTTCTAGCCCTAAAAAATCTGAAACATAACTTGAAAATCTTTTTACCGCCATTTTTAAATCCTTCAAGCTTTTCGAAACAATTAGTATATCGTCCATCTGAAACAGGGCATGAGATACAAGATTGACACGATTAGTAGCTCCGTTCCTATGTTTTCTTAATTTGTATACCTGCTCATTAACATAATGACACGCATATGACATGTAGTAATTCGCAAGATATTGGCTAAGGTATGAACCGATTGATAATCCACCCTCAAACGAATCAATTAAGAAGAAAACGAGATATATAACATCGTCGTTATCTACATCTCGCCTTAACAATTCTTTTAATTTACCTTTAGGTATGGTTTCATAATAATGCCTGATATCTGCTTGCCATCCCCATCTTATATCATGGTTGTCTACCCATTTCTTAATTGCTTTTGCGCCAAATTCGCATCCCTTGTTCTTTAATGCTCCGCATTGGTAAAAGCCTATTTTCTTTCGGAATAATTCTTCCATTGCATATACAGCTATATAGTCGTATATCTGTTGCTTTACATCTTGTATTCCTATTTTTCTAACCTTTCCGTTACACTTATCAACTTGGTATCTGTAACGAATTGGCTTTACAATATATTTCTTTTCGATAATTTCTTGTTGTATACCGTCTATAACAGTATTGATCAATCCTTCCATCATGAAGTGCTCTTTGCAGATCTTTTTTATGATTTCACATGGTAACTTTGAGTACTCTGAGAACATTCTTATAGTGTCCCCACGGTTCATCTTTCCGCTTATGCAATCTCTTACTGCTCGTTCAACCAATATTCTGTTAGTTATATCTATTCTTTTGCAACAACGTTTCAAGTATTTTTATCCTTTTTTGTAAATATCGTTTAAATTCCGAGGGACGTTCGGATGTCTACTAGCCCCAACCTATGTCTTTCACATAAGTTATCGGAATGCCCGTCGGCGTTCCGATTCCCTTTTTGTTGCCTATTTAAGTGCTGCTTACACAACAACGGAATTACATCCTCGAAATGCCACACTAAGTACCAACGTACTATTTTGTCCCGTCAGACATATAAAAGCAGAGAGCGTAGTTCCAGTTCGCGTTCGTCACGTCGTTCCTGAGATTCGCGTAGGAGAATCCGGCATTCGACCTGTTCCTGAGATTGCCGCGCCCGTGTGTGACAAGTCCTATTTTAAAATTATTTCTGTATACTATTTAGAGGGGCAGCCCCCTCTTTTGCTTGCGCAAAATTCACCCCTAAAAGGTTCGGAATTAAACGCAGAGAGCGTAGAGCCAGCCCGCGCTCGCCACGTCGCGCCGGAGAACCGCGCAGGAGAATCCGGCATTCGACCAGTCCCCGAGAGCGCCGCGCCTTAGCGCTTCGCGCCAACCTGTTCCATCACCACCATTATATTGTCTGTCGCCAACACCAACCGAATCTCCTGAACCCTTGCTCTTGAACCATATAACACCTGTAGACAAGTCTATATCAATGTCGCCAATCCAAAAATCATCGGTTGTTTCAAGATCTACAGTTGCGATTTTTGTCCAGTTCGCGGCAGTGCTTGACCATGCAGCAGTGCCTCTAACGTAGTAGTCAACTGTTGTTGCTGTGGTCTTGTTCCACAACTCGTTCATTGAGATATAATATGCACCAACCATATCTTCAATACCACCAAGTTTGAATGCATGTTTGCCATCATTCTTGATATATCCATCCACTCCAAGCACCTTGTCAGTTTGTCCTGCATGTAATGGCATTGATGATATATATGTATCTTCTGTAATTGTCATATTTTGCTTGCCAACATATACTCTACTGTTATCTGTTCCAGATATTGCTTCGATAGCTGTTATTTTGACTTTATCTGCGATATTTCGCATGTATGCCTGTCCACGATCCAGATTGTCTGTGTGACCAGTTGCATCTCCGATGGATACTGTTGCGCCAACATAAAAGCTATTTGCCTGCGCTGTTGGAATTACAACATAATTAACTTTTTCTCCAGTCTGTGCAACTTTAGTTTGCACACTATATGAAGCACATCCTTGAAAGACTTTCTGACTATTTTTTGTTGCATACTTCATCCATAGCATACACAGCAGATATGCCGTTCGCTCTGATCCGGAGCCATGATATCCTGTTCCTTTCTTCTGCAGCTCACTATTTCCAGACTGGGCTGAAACAAAGTTATAAATTGCATTTCCAGATGATGAATATAAAATCCCGTCAATTTGTCCTGCATAGTATTTTGTCAAAATACCATAACCGAGTTCTTTGCTGCACCATGGTGTAACTGTTGTGCACTCCAATTCAGGATGTGGCTTCGTTGCAAAATGCACAATATAATATGTGTCAAATTTCTGAATGCCCCAATAAGTTAAAGGAACCATAACTCCAACATCTACTTTTCCAATGTCAGAATATCCATTACCGCCTTTAATTGCTACTGGGGTCTTATTCTCCTGCTCGTCAATTACAAAATTACAATCAATCGTCTGAAAAGCACTATGATTTGCAAAATCATCCTGCCCCTTTACAGTTTCCGTCGAAGGCACAGCTGTTAATCCAACCGACGCATTCAACTTTTCACCGTTTGGGCTGGTACTCGTCTCATAGTAATAAAACTTTGTTGAGAAAACCTCGTCTGTTGCTGTTTGTTCCCAGAAATTCTTCCAATCAAATTTTGAAACATCTGTTACTAGTGTTTTTACTGTTTTTAAAAGATTTAAAATTTCTTGTGATGTTGACTCCATTGCCACATCTACTGCCACTGCTGCCATTTTTTATCCTCACTTTCCATCGTCATACATTACTCTCAGTCCACCACTTTCATTTATACTCAAAGTAATTCCCTGGCCATTTGCTTTCTTTGCAAGTTCCTTTGTTAAATCCACTATATTAGTTTCTTGAGTTTTTGATGCAGCCTTTAATTCTTCCACATCTTCCCAATTTGCAAGATATATTATTTTGTCAGCCATACACCTTCCTCCTCTACTTTGTTATCCTTGCAGCCAAGCACCCTTTGGCTGAGTCGAAGAAAAATTCTATGCCAGTACCATCGGCCTTTGTTTTTAACGCTGTGTCCTGTTCTACATTCTTCTTTTCAACCTTCGCGAATCTATCCCCAACTGCTTTTGCATCGGCTGGCGTGTCTGCTTGTGACAATGTGGTATCTGTAGCATCTCTAAAGGATTCTTTTACATTTGATCCATCAACCTGCATTACGCCTTCTGCGCTGTCATACACAAGGAAGGTATCTGTGGATTTTACAGCCGTTTTTTTCTTATATTCCGTCCATAATCCCATAATGATCACCTAGCCTTGTTCATCAAATTTAATGGCTGCGCACTGTTTTTCTGTGTCATAGTACAAAGTTATTCCTTTTCCTGCTACTTTTTTGCTCAATCCATCTCCAACCGCCTTTGCATCTGCAAAAGCACCAGGAACAGTGAGTGTTTTGTCAGTTTCCAACGGATGAGTCTTATGATACTTTTCAACAGCTGCATCAATTTGATCTTCCGTTACAGTTGCGTTCTGAACCTTACGATTTAAAATACCAATGACGTCTTCTGGTTTCATATTTTACTCCTTAAATCTTGTTCCATGCTGCTGTTGACTCTTCGAATTTATAATAATCGCCAGTATCGCTTGCCAGAAAAGAGCTGCCTGTCGCAACATACGTAGGCAGCCTGCCTACATCTTTTGCAAGCCCCTCATAACTACGTATATTGCCTTGCGCAGACGTACATACCAATGTACCCATATCTGGCACTTCTTGACCAGGCTTATAAAACTGCCCATCTCGCTTCACCGTGTAATCATATGTCATGCTTTTTCCGCCTCACTTTCCTCAAGCATCATGCTAATTGCTTCAAATTCAAGCTCTGATGCTTCTATATTCTCGATCAAGCTAATTGGAATCTTATAAACATCTACGTCAACTTCAATTCCATCCAGTAATTCACCCAACTCTGATTCTAGGTTTTGCTCCATTCCCTTTTTAGGGACAATGTCACCATTTTTCTTTTTATCGCAGTACTTTTCAATCAATTCATTTCTTGATTCTTGAAAAGGAATCGCAGCTTTATCAAGCATTTCAACATTGCGATTAATTGCGTAAATTGCCTTAATCGGCTTTCTTGCGCCATTGTTTTTAAACGATAAAAGTCCATTGATTGTTTTTACCAGCGTTCTATTTGACATCTTCATTTTGACACCTCATTTTTCAATAAAATTTGCGGCAACGCCAACATATCTGGGCAGTATATCGGCGTATGAATACACCGGATATGTTGGCGTTCCAACATAAAATTTGCGCGTTTCTGTTTTCCCAGACTTCGGATTTCGGAAAGTGATCGGAAAAAATGGTGGTTCTATTGCAACAGCAAAAGCTGCTGCTTCTTCATCATCCAAAGGCGCCAGCGTAAGATTTAACTTAATTTTCTTTGCTTTGATGTCACCTTCCATATCGCCAGACGCAACTCGCCCCGTATTGCGGCTCCAGATGATGTTATCTGTTATCGTCAGATCTTTAGCTTTCAGCTCCAATCCACTTATGATTACAGTTTTTACCGGACCATCCATTGCATTGTTTCCCTCCTTTACGTTAAAAGTTGCGCCTTGCCAGTCTGCATAACACGCGAATTGTTCTCACTCTTCACCACCTCAAAAATGCGCCTTGCATCGCCTTGAAGTGTGACATTGACAGTTATGTTTCCACTGCTGCCCATTTGTGACATTGCAGTTTGCATTCCTTCTGCTACTGCACTTTGCATCACGCTTGCAAGCTGTGATTCGTTGAGTACTTCTGTGCGTCCGCCTACATGCCCCACAAGCTCTGGTCCAGCCTCTCCTGCAATAAACATCGAACCTGCATTTACAGTACCGCCTGCATATCGTGGAATGGTGCTAAAGCTTGACATGAAGTCTTTTTTGATGACTCCTCCACTGCTAAATTGTGGTATGCTATGCCACCTTCCGCCATAAAAAGCTCCACCTTCTGCTTTCCGTGCTCCCACTATAGATGATACAAGTGCGGTGATTCCAGACAATATCAATGAAAAACCAGATTGTTTTTGAACCTGATTTACGAGTCCGAGGATTCCAGGCAGTGATAAGTTGCCGCTTTTTGCAATATAACTAATCCACGCTCCAATTCCACTCAGTGTTAATCCGCCAGACTGTGCAGCAATGTTGCTGATCCATGCTCCGATTCCGCTCAACGTCATTCCACTGATTTGAGATCCAATAAAACTGATCCATGCTCCTATATCACTTAATGTCATGTTGTTTTTTTGCGAACCTATAAAGCTAATCCAAGCGCCGATATCACTTAACGTCATATAGTCTTTCTGAGATCCAATAAAACTGATCCATGCTCCTATATCACTTAATGTCATGTTGTTTTTTTGCGAACCTATAAAGCTAATCCAAGCGCCGATGTTATCAAGTGTGAGATTCGACACCTTTGAACCGATGTAGCCAATCCAACCGCCGAGATTATCTAACGTTAATCCGCCTGTTTGTGATACTTTTGATACGCTGCCTTCCAAGTTGTTGATCTTCCTGTCTGCAATCTCGTCCTTTTTACTAGTGATAGCTCCAACAAAATCCAACTTTCTTATTGATTCAGGTATTTGATTACTTGCTTTGACAATACTTGCGGATACTCCACCAACCGTTCTCTGGTTTTCTGGAATTTCACTGGTATTAAGTGATCCTGCCTTTAAATTCACTTTAAATTCCTTGTCAAACATGTTTGTTAAAGTATTGCTGATTCCCAGTGTGAATTTATCAGATTTTAAAGATTCAGTTACGCTATCCAGTGTATCTCTCAGCTCATCTGCAAGTGATTTCCAAACTCCAGTCAACTTAATCCCTTTAAGCTTTTGAATTAAGCTTTCTGTATTGGTTGTTGCAGATGAAGTATTATCTCTATAGCGTCCCATAGCTACTTGCAATTTATCTACAGTCTCTCCAGATGTCTCGACAGTTCCATTTAATGATTCCATGTCTTCTTCCATTGTTCCAAATTGAGGATTCATTTCTCGCATGACTTGCCAAAGTGCTTCCTCGTCTTTTGTAAGATTCTGAAAGTCAATGGAACCATCTCTCACTTTTTGTAAAAACTTATCAAAAGTTTTTTCCCAGGTCTCGATTGTTCCACCGTATACATCCACTCTTGATAAAAGTCCATTTAATATATCAGCCTTCCATGAGATGGAATCATCTATAAATTTGGTTTTTAATTGCTCGAGAGCAACTACGGCATCGCCGTAAATCTTAGAAGCATCCTCTAACGCACTTGAAAATCCTTTTTGAATAGCTGCGTTTTTCTGCGTTTCAATAAGTTTTTCAAGTGTATCTTTTGTTCCTTGATAAGCCGTCTGTATGCTTCCAATTTCCTTAGCAATATCTGGTGCGTACTTTGAGATTTGTTCGTAGTAGAACTTGAACAAGGACTCGTCCTGCGCTGATAAACTTCCATTCTTTTTAAATTTCTCATTTATTTCCCAAAATTTGTCCAGTGAATCCATTGCCGAATCAAAATTACTAAGCTCATCTTGTTTAAACTTTGGCCACTCAACATTCAGCTTTGAAATGGCTTTGTTAAGGTTATCAGCTATAGCGGTATACTTTGTGTCATTTCCCCCAAATATAAGCCCCCATGCTGCCTCAAATAATCCAAAAAACGTGTTGGCAACTATATTTGCACTTGTTTTTAAGATTTCGCCCCAGTTGATGCCCTTAATGAAGTTGTTTATATCAACTCCAAGAGATCTCCAATTAAATGTTGCTGCAAACTCGTTAATTGCGGATAGTGCACCTTTAAATGCCTGGCCTAGCGCTTTTCCTGCTTGGCTAAAATCAGTCTTAGCCAAAAAAGTATTTGCGGAATTTGCCAGTTCTGAGCCTATTCTTTTCCAATCAACCGTTACTGAAAACGTAAGTAAGGATGAAGTTGCTGTATTCATTCCGTCGGATAGCATTGTGCCGATTGCTTGCCAATCTACCTCGTAAAATATGCTATTGATTCCGTTTGAAAAATTTCTGGATATCGAATTAAAATCAATTCCTTCTATCCCTGTTGTTAGCGCAGATGTGATTCCATTGATTCCAGCTGCAATAGTTTGTCCAGTTTTTGTATAGTCTCTATCTGCAAAAATGCTATTGATTGTATTTGCAAGTGCATTACCTGCTTCCTGCCACCCTGTAGTGCCGCTAAAATTGATTTTAGACATATCCACTACAAATCCATCAAGAAAACTCCATAAAGCCTTGTATTTGGCATTCAGAGTCTTTCCAAGGCCATCCCAATCAATAGTAGCTATCGCGCTTCTGAGTCCGCCTGACATAAATTCGCCAAGTGATGCCCAGTGAGTTGTGTCAATAAAGGTATTGATTGCACCTACGGCTGTGTTGACCGCTTCTCCAAGTGTTCTTCCAACGCTCTTATCAAGACCTTCCGTCTCAAAGAAGCCATTTATAAATGTTCCTGTGACTTTGGCAATTTTGTTTGCCTGCTCCTTGATTGGCTCCCAGTCAATGGAATCAAGTGCGTCACGGAGTTTCGTTCCAACTATTTTACCGATGTCAGTAAAATCGGATTTCGCCCAAGCGTCCTTTACAAGATCTGCAAAGTTAGATACCGCTCCTGGTATATCCTTTTTTGTAAAAAGTATAGGATCTTCCGTTCCTGAGCCGTTTCCAGAACCACTTCCGCTTCCACTTCCTGAACCGCTGTTGGCTGCGTTATCGAGATCTTCTGAGAACTTCTCGATTTCGTCAAATCCCATTAACTCACGTTTTAGCTCATCGGTCTTGTCTTTTAACTTATCAGTTGCGTCACTTGCTGCATCTCCTGCAGATGCTGTGCCGTTTAAACTGTCGCGATAGTCTTTGATGTTTTTTACAGCTACCGTATATGACGTTTGCCCTGTTATTGATGCTATGAAAGCACCTACGGCATTGATTCCTGCAACTGCATAATCTACAATTTGGTCGATAATTGGTGCAACAATATTCAGTATCGGCTCAAATGCCGCAGCTACGCTATTTCCAACATATGACATATCGGATGTCAGCAATGACAAGCTCTTATTCGCCCTATCGCTAAACATAACAAGATTGTTGATTCCGTCCTTGATTCCTGATCGTAGTTTGTTAAACAGCACATACAAAGATCTGATTCCAAAACCGTAGCGCAACACAGTTGTAATTCCGTGCTTTAATTTTTTGTTAAAGTCTCCGAGACTGGCTGAGGACTGGCTGAATGGACTCTTTAGCCCAGATAGTGCATTTTTGCTTGAGCCAAAATTTAAAAACTCCCATGACAACTTTGCAAAGCTTTTTGTGAACGATAATATCTGCTTGTTTACTTTCATTGCAAAAGATCCTATTTTGCCAATTGCACCTGCAACAGATATCGCCTTTCCTACAAATCCACCCATGATGCCTGCCAAATCACTTATATCTGATTTTAACTGGGATAGGCTAAGTGGCAATTTTTGCATGCTTCGGTTCAGTCTGTTGATATCCTCTGGTGTGTCTCTAAATATTGGTGGCTCTTGTGAAGCTTGTTCAAGCGATTGCCTGTAAAAACCTAAGTTTCCTGTAAGCTCACTTATGCTAGAGCTCATATGGTCAATAACCATGTCAGACGTTTGCGATGCATTTGACAATGCTTGCAATGCTGTTTCTGACAATTGACCAGTTTGTGCAAATGCTCTAACCTCATTCTGTGTTAATTGCAGAGCAGAATCCAATGCAGACAAGCTTTGCTCAACCAAATTTACATGATTGTTTAAATCATCTATTGGTGCAGAAGTTTCACTTGCGGTACTATATTCTCTGAGGGTTCCATGCAATGTTGACAGTGCGTTTTCTATGCTTTCAGTTGCAATTCCTAATTGCTGTGCTGATTGTACAATCATAGTTCTGGCCTGTGAGCCAACCCTATCTGCTGAAGATGGGAGTGATTGCAACATATCAAATAATTCTGATAATTTTTGTTCAACGGAATCAGTTGCAGTACCTAAATCCGATAGTGATTCCATTAAATTTAATTTTGGTGAATTTTTTTGTTCTGTTTGTAACATTTCTAGTGATTCTTGCAAAATTTTAGTTCTATATTCCTGCATATCCCCTAGAAATGAATTATATTCTGCTAACCACTGTTCACCTTTTGTAATGTCAGCTCCATTGCGTACAGCTTCTAGTGCTTCTCCAACCTGTTTGATTGAGGACCTTGTTTGTGCAAGCTGTTCACGGTATTTTAAAATTTTGTCAATAGCTACATCGAGACTTTCGTTGTTGTTATTCCATGTTTCGTTAATAGATTTAATAAGCTCGCCTTTGTAATTTATTAGCTTTTGATACAAAGACTGTATTTCGCTTAGTTTTGTAGGAATATTGATTTCATTTCCTTTTGCAGTCGTCTTAGCAATTAAGCGTTCTGGACTGCTAGATCCTAGTTCATATTTCAATTCAGAATCATGTACTAATTCTCTTATTGTTTTGCTTGCACTGTTTTTAATATCGGTAGTCTGTTTTATTGTTTCCTGTAATGCTTTTATGTTCAGCTTTGCAATTCCAGAAAAATCAATGTTTTTCAAAGAAGCCAGTTCACCCAAGCCAAGTTCTTTAAGCCCCTTGAATGCTCCTGCCAGACCTTTTCCATCCCCTACAGCGTTCGCAACAGATTCAATGGTTGACCTTAAATTGATAAGGTCTTTCATTTCACTGTTCACAACATCGGTTACAGTCTGCTGTTCTTTTTCAAATGCTCTGGTCTTCTGCCCGATGGCGCTTGTGACTTCTTTTACGCTTTCTGTTCCGCTGTTTTCTGATAGTTTTTTGCCACCATAAACATCGTTTTCCGTAATCCCATACTTCTCGCTAAGGTTAGGTATGTCTTTTGCAGCAAATTTTGATAGTTCGGATTCAATCTCCTGTACTGGAATCAAGCCGTTTTTGATAACATCCTGTGATGTCATCACAGCTTCCTTGCGTATATCTCTTAAACGCTCTACTACATCCTTGAATAGATCTGTTGCGTTTTTTGTAGTATCAAATGTGGTATTTATTGACTTGTTCATATCGTCTATGAACGTCACAAAATCCGTACCACTATTTGTTGTGGAAAAATTCTTGCCAAGTACACTTCGCAAGTTTGCAAATTCCCTGTCTGTATTTAAATCGTTCTTTACGCCAATCGGGATCTTTATGTTTCGAGCTTTTTTGATATAGTTATCAAAGGCCTTTTCAACACCGTCTAGCTGTCTAATCTCCTTAACGTTCTGTGCGATGGTATTTTTTACATTTTCCATCGCACTTTCTACGTTATCCATGGCCCTTTTCCATGTGTCCTCGGAAAAAATTGAACCCTTCTTTTCGTTAAGTTGTAGGTTGTTAAGCTTAATAGATGCTTCTGCCAGTTCTCTTACAGATTTCTCAACTGCTGCAATTCCTGTCTTGTTGGTTATCCCTGTCAGCTTCGTTAGTCTTTGCGTTAATCCATTTACAGATGTTGAGTAGCGGTCAATTCCGCTTTTGTTGTCGCCCAATCCGGTTAGGGATTGTTTCAACGCTTCAATATCAGATATAGCTTCTTTGATATTTGTTTTAGCTTCAATCCGTATTGAATCAATATTTACCTCACTCATTTTATCCCTCCTCCCTTAGATTGGGCTCTCTGGCAAGCCTTGCTTTTCAAGCTGCCTGATCCTTTGCTTCATCTCGTACACTGCGATTTCCTCATTTGACTCCGCATTGCCGTTTTTGCTTTTCTTCGCTTCCTGTTGTAAGAAAGGCATATCTGGATATTCGAACGGTGGTGTATGCTTACCTTTGAACCACTGGCTGTTACCCAGCGTTGATAAGATAGACATTCTCACATACTTGCCAAGCATGTGGTTTTGCATATCGACTTGCTGTTGATGCAGCTTGTAAGCAAGTTCATATGGTTTTAACTCACATGGACACATATCGCCTATTTTTTCAGCAGTAAAGCCGTATTGTTGCGTAACACATAAAAAATACGGAAGCAGCTTTTCATCGTAATAATCAATTGGATCTATTACTCTGTTTTTTGCTCTTTCGCTTCTTTCTCCGCTTTCATCTGCAGAACCTCTTTCTTGAAAAAACCATTCTGCATTACCTCTTTTAGCAGCTCTTCAAACAGCTCTTTGATACTCGAATCTTCCTGATCGGTATACTCATCAATCAATTCACACACCTTTGCTGTTGCCTCTTCCTTGCCTTTGTTTGTGTTGTAATCATACCCAAACTCATCCTTATGCCTTTTTTGCAGTCCCACAAGCAAAAACTCCGGAACCATATTAAGCACCATTTCGATATCGTCAATAAGATCACCATTGGACCGTTGAGCTTCATCATCGCTGGACTGCTGAATTTCTTTAATCTTCTTTAAAATTCCGCTCTTTGTAGTTGCTTCGATTCCAAACTTAATTTCGTAATTCATAAATTTCATAATTCATTCTCCTTTAAACAAAAAACGGGAAGCTCACGCTTCCCGAATATAGCTGTTACATTTCTTTCTTTGCCAGTGTAATTGATGTTGGATAACCATTCTCATCTTCTGTTACAGATACGGTGTAACTATCCTCGATCCACCTTGGAACGGTTACTGTGGCAATTGTTGCTGTTCCTGTGAGGTGATCTTCTGTTGCCTCGTCTGGTGCGAAAGATTCTGTTCCTACAAAAGCTACGATTCCTTCTGAACCTTTTCCATCTGTGCCGTAAAGGATGCAGATATCTAATTGTTTTCCCTCGTTTTTAACTAGTTCATCCTTATATTTTTTTTCAAATGCACCTGGTACTTCCATTGATGCAGCTGCTCTTCTTCCCTGTTCCTGAGTCTCTATCAAATCTTCCAAGGTTGATGTATCAACCATGTTGACAGTGCCGAAAGGTGATGGAATTGATTTTGCTCTGATCAAGAGCTTATATTCACCTGCCCAGTAATCGGCTGCGCCATCTTCCTTTGTCTTTTCTCTGTAGATGATTCTACTTTTTAAACCTACTGCCATTTTGTATTCCTCCTACTAAAAAAGCCCCATCTTGCCGATGGAGCTTAAAAAATATCATTCCAATCAAATGTTCTTTCAAAACGTGCTACATAACGATATATTGGTGATTGATTGTCCGCATATGGTGACATTTTTACATCAAACATAAGTTTTTTTAGGCAGTCCATAATTTCTGCCATTATAGTTCTGCAGTCTAGCTGTGATGTGTTGCTATACACTTCAATTTGGAATCCTGCTACTATAGTGTTGATTCTTGTGCGTTCCAGATCGGAGTTTGCTTCGCTTCCACCCAACTCATGGACGTACACGCAGGGAAAATTGCGTTGTGAATCATTGCTTATGCTTGAGGTGGTGTACATTATTTGTGGATATCTTTTCTTTAGCTTGTTGTATGTCTTGCCTTTCACAAGGGATAATACCTTGCTCTCAAGGTCGATGACCCATTGATTCTGAGCCACTATCCAAACACCTCCCTTGCAATTCTTTCAATATCATGTCTCATTTGCGTTGAGGCATGATACATGAATGGTCTTGATGGCATACCTTCTGTGAAGTACCACTTTCCATCTCCGCCCAGATAATACCAGCCATATCTACCATCTGCCGTTTTTCTAATCGTTTTTCCTTGCGCATAAATAGCCGGGAGCTTGCCTGGATACGGAGTAGTAGCACCTATAATTCCTGTTCCCATCTCTACAAAGATAGCATGTTCTGAATCAGCTTCTACTGCAAAGATAACTCGCTCTGCGTTGTTCTCTATCTCGGTTGAGTGAATGCTATTTACAAGTTCACCAGTGAATACTGCATCCATCGTCAAGACTTCTTCTGTTGCTTTTTCAACTCCGTAATCAGTAAGCTTCTTCATGAAAAGCTCTACTCGCGTTTGGAACGTTTTCTGGTAACGTTCCAACATCCTTATGGCTTCATCTACTCCGCTCACCTTTATTTCCAAAGCCTTTGCCATTAGGTTTTTTCCTCGCTTTGCTGCAATACCTGCAGATAGTAAGACGTTTCATTCAGTGCTTCATTCATGATTCCACTCACTTGGTAATCAGCAGAATTTTCGTCTGGTGATCCATTTGGTTTCGTTTTGATTTCTGAGTGTAGCCAGATTCTTGCTCCAAACGGCAAGCTAAGTTTGTTTCCGTTAGAGTCTTTTGCATGTTTAGCTAAGATGAGCGTAGCATAATTGTTTGTACTATCACTGCCCCATGCTCGCATGACAGCGTTTTTTAGCTGTGATGTGATTGTCCCCCAAAACTTTATAGGATTGCTGTAAAGCACTTCCATTTCACCGCTTTCTTTTGGGATTTTTTTACCTTCGTCATCGGTATAAAAATATACTTCCCCATCAGCTCCAATATAGCTCTCATACTGAATGTCACCGTTTTCATCTCTCAGATATCCAGGTGCTTTCCCGACTTGGTATGAATACCACATCTGCTGGCGATTTCTTCTACTTGTCCGTGCCATCTTTCAGCTGCTTGTATACCTGATTGATGCCGGTACTAGACAAACCTGATACAATGCCGACAGCAATAGCATTCAGAATATCCTGCGCTGGGAAGTCTGGTATGACATACATTCCTAAGACTCCCAGAATGCCGCCAAAAGCACCCACAATGACCGGAATGTAATTATCCTTGACTGCTGGAATTGTCTTGGCTGCAAGCCCAATTAAATAGCAAATAACTACAATCGCAATCACGGTAGTCATGCTCGATATATCCATTTTATTTACCTCCTCCACTCTTGATGTGTAACTCTTTGATCTCTTCATACATCTTTTTAACCATACCGTTTCCGCCCAAATCATGATAAGCTTCATACATTTCCTCGAAGTTCTGATAAGCATAGGATGGTATCTCCCCTAGCCGCATGTATTTTGTGTGATACTCGATCAGTTGCACACGCAATAACAGCATGGTTCCTCTCTCATTCGCGTTCTTGTCTTTCTTCTGTTGCTGCAGAAGCCAAACAATGTATCCTAAAGCAATCGGAAGGATGATTGTGTATGTTTGTAATAAAAATTCTTGCATCTTTATATCTCCTGCTTATATTTTTGCATATTGCCCACCGCCGCTTTAATATGCACCCTGCCAGCGTATTCACAAGCATTGCAAACACACTGGCGAACATCCTTCTTAGACCTTAGACTGTTGCTAACGGTATTATTCCAGCGAACAACGTTTTTCTGTCTACCATTGTTCGTTGAATGGAATCCTCACTGTGCTGACTCTCACCCTCAAAGCCAATCGAGTTATAATCGTACAAAGCCAAATTACGAATCTGGCTATAGTACCTGTCTAAATCTTGTGCAATCATTCCGTCCGTGTATCCAAGTGGATATCTTCTTTTGTCTCGGACCTCTCTAATTGCACTTTTGATTTTTTGCTTGAGTAGCGGTTCCGAAAAGCTGCCGCCTTCTTCATCATTTGAAAGCTCAACTTGCAAATCAAAAAAAAGCTCGTCTGCAAGGTTGTCTGTATAACTCATACTTTCTCACCTCCATCAAACAGCTTTTGGTTTCTTACCTCTTTGCTTTGGCTCATCATCAACTTGCAACTCTGGAATTTCAATTTTCTCTTCCATCGGGACGTCAATCTCTAGGGCATCGCTTTTTTCTTCCATTGGGACGTCTTCGCCAGCTGCATAGTAGATTCCCCCAAACTTGATCATGTGATCAAATTTCATTACTTGACGTCAAGTACAAATGTGCTGTCGATGCCCTCATATGATGGAAGCACAATCTGTGATACGCTGGTTGTTGTCTTAATAGGTGGTCCCTGCTCGGTTTTGGTCGCAATTGCAATGCGATTGTCAAGCATGGCAACATCCACACTTTTATTCGACATCAATGTACGCTCTTCCGGTGTTACACCATAATATGTTGATCCCAGTGTTCCTGCACCGATTATGGTTACTTTGTCATCCGGATAGAACTTTTGAGTCTCTCCCTTGTAGTCGATGTACATCTTGTCATAAATGATAGGTGTCAGACCTGTCTTTCGCGTAAAAATCTCCTTAACGGTTGCTTCATCGGTAAAATCAACCGTCTTGCCGGAAGAAGTGATTAAAGCGTTCTTGATCTGCTCGTTTTCAACGAGGTAATCAAAGGTAGTACTGTTCATCATCGCATAGCGAGGAAGTACTCCGATTGATTTTAAATATTTAGTACCCTGCTGAACGTCTTTTAACGGCTTCGCCGTGTCAGGATGGTCCCACGTATCAGTGCCTTGAATTTTTAAATAATGCTTTTGCTTATATGTTCCATCGCCATCGTAATCGTAGCCATAAACCATATTGTCACTCTCTTGCTCCCCGGTTCCTATTGCGATAGATGGTTTTCCGTCCTTTGGTGCAAGCAGTGCCATTCGCATTACTTCGGCGGCGATTTCTGCGCCATCAATAAGCCTTGCAGCATCATTGTAAATTGATGATATAATGTCTCCGATGAATGGACTATTAGCGTCTTCGATCTCCATAAGTCGCATTAAATCTTCCTCTCGTACAGTCATACTCTCACGGAAAAAGATCATCTCTGTAGACTCCTGCTTAAATCCCTCACGGGCTCTGATCATCGGAATTGCGTCAAAATTACTTGGCTTTAAGATGGCGTTTAAGCCTTTGTGTGTCTTAATCCATTTTAATGACAAGCCCAGCTTCTTTCTGTTTGGGAAAAAAGCCTTTCCGACAAAGCCCATGGCATTACTTGGATCTTGTGTACGTCTTGCGGCAACTGCCTGTGAATCATAAATATCTGTAATTAAAACTGCCATTGCTCCTCCTTTTTTACTCAACCACGATCATAGGCAGGATCTTAGTTAAGTCTGCATCATAAGTGATTCCTGCATTCTGTTCTGCTCTTGACTTGTTAATGTATGCCTTTTTAAGAATCGTTCCTTGTGGCCGATGCTCATACACATCAAAAAGCAAGATTCCAGCTCCGCCTGTCCATGGTGTTGCTGCAACTACTGTTCCTGTTCCACTAATTACACTTCCTGCCTTTACAACCTTCTCTCCGGTATCACTATCAGTAGTGCTGACATCTGTAAAATCAATAGTCATTGGCACTCCTTCGAACACCTCTCTGTTTAAGATCTCTGCACCGGATGGACGTATCTCGGTTGTTGCATATCTCATGTCTCCTCTTGCCATTTCTTGCTTCCTTTCTTTACATGTATTGTTTCAGCACAGACTCGTCGACTTCTGTTGAATATGTCGGTAGTGACTTCATGAGTTCAACAGCCTTACTCTCGTGACTATCTCCGTGCCCTGCGTTAACTTCGCCACGCTCTGCCAGAAACTCCTGCATCATCTTTGACTTGAGTGTTTTCATGTGCTGTCTCAAGATTTCGTTTTCCTTATCTCCGTCTCCATCAGCTCTTGCCTCGGCGTACTGCTGTGCTACTTCCTTAGACATTTCCAAAGTGTCCATGTATGTATTGGTAGATTTCATAATCGTCAGCTCACGCTGCATTGCCTTGAACTGCTTGTCTCTCTCGGCTTCCGCCTCTTTCTTTGCTTCCGCTTCCTTCTCTTGAGCAGTCATCTTTTCTCTGAGCTGCTTTGTTTTGGCTACGTTCTCAGATGCAAGTGCATCAGCTTTGTTTGTGAGTTTCGCAATTTGTGCGTTTGCCTGTGCAAGCTGCACCCTTAATACATCAGCATCGGTTTCCGGTTCGTGATCATCACCTGATCCCTTTGGCTCTTCATGAGTTTCAGCCTCCGGTGTCGGCTCTGCAAAAAGCTGCAGGTTTAATTTTCTCTTGGTGGCATTGCGTTCAAATGTTCTAAAAATCGGCTGAGTCTTCATAGATTCATTCCTTTCTGCGTTTGTGCGGTTCTCTCCGCTTTGATTTGTGCGATTATTAAGCTCTTCTCTGAGCTGTTTTGCTCCTTAAAGTCCGTCTCCGACTTGTTTGCCCTAATTTTGTGCAAACAAAAAGCCCTTCAAACCTTCGTTTAAAGAGCCTGTTCTTTGCATAAATTAAGAGTACGTCACCCAGCAGCGACAATTGATTACTTCCTCCGGGTTAGTAAAAGCAACTGCCATATCATGTGGATACCGCATAAGTGCTTTGCCTACTAAAAAGTAGTTGTTTATTGGTATAGTCGTTTGATCTTCCTTGTGGTGTGTTTCACGTTCTTTTCCGTCTATAATTGTGTTCCATGTTTTGTATGTTTTATTTCTGGTTGCCTCTTTGAAGTCTTTATGATTCAAAAAATCAAGGGCTGTATTTTCACTTATCAGGCGTATTCGATCTTCTGAGACATAATATTTTTCGTTGACATGATCCGCAGTTACCTGTGCTGTAGATAAACAAAAATCTGATATATAAACCTTTGTCTCGCTGTCAAGATCAATATATCGTGCAATCCATTTCAGCAATTTTGCTTCAAATTGTTCTGCTGCTTTCTTGGCATCAACTCTACCTGTTTCCTTCATAATCAGGATGAGTAAAATTAAAAAACGCATATCATCTTCAATTTTATTTGAAAATTCAATGCGTTCTTGTTTTTGCTTTTTTGTGATTCCCATTTCACCAAAAAATCTATTGTATGGCATGGACCGTATCTTTTCGATTTCGTCAAATCCAAATATCTGTGCCATATCATCACCTTATACTTTCCCAGTTATAGGGCTTGTTTCCAACTGATCTATTTGCCTATCAGTTGGTTCACTGTCTTCCGCTGCTGTGGTTCCGCTTGATGCAGCAGCCCTTTGTACTGCTTCTATCATTTCCTTGCTGTCGTTCCATGTAGCCTCGGTGTCTTCAAAACCGTCAATAAATTTAAGTGCATGTCTACCATGTACACCAGTCTTAATGAGGGTTGATAAAGCATTTGCTTTGACTGACATGTCGTAGTTCTTTCTTCTTGAGAAATGGAAATTGATGTCTCCAACATGTACTCTTTTGATTGGATCATCGTCTTTAAGCACATTTGATGGAGTTAATTGGAGTACTTTTATGATAAGTTTAAGTTCCTCTCGCTGTGCCTTGCTCACAATCTGCTCCTCACGCACAGCGTCAATCTCAGCTGCACTCCATCCACTAGACATATCCATGGCGGTTCCTGTGGAACCGCCACCTTCTGAATCTTGTTGTGTAGGCACTTTGCATTTTTGTAAAATTCTTCGCCAGCGTGTATCTATCGCTGTTAATGTTGCGTTTGTATCAAATGCATTAGATAGTGCCTTGATTTGCGGTGTCTTTCCATCTGGTGTTGTGCTAGTAAGTACCCATTGCCCCGACTTCACTTCTATAGGTTTCTTGGTTTTGGGGTCAACTGGAAAATCAACATCATTGCCCCACCATATCTCCTGAGTTTGCTGTGCTGTAAGGTTTGCAAAATCAGAGACTAGTGTGTTAAGTTCGATACAATCTGATATCTGCCTCTCGAAGCAGCCTGTTCTGTCAACAGATCTCTCGTATTCAACTATCGCAATTTTTTTGAGTGGATTTAATGATTTTTTAACAATTTTGCCTTTTGAGACTTCAAAGCGCATCTTGGGAGTAAAGCACGTAAAATATTGTTCACCATTGTCCGTTCTGTATGTTACTCCCATTAGCTTCTTTTGTTTGGCATCATTGCTATATACGCAAAAAGCATATCTTGGGTCTAGCGTATATATATCCACAAGGGCTTCGTCATCTTCTTCAAATTCAGTTTTGATGTCAACAAGTCGATATCCTACACCTACTTTTTCAACAAAATTGCCAAGCTCCTGATTCTTGTAACCTATGTCGCAAGCATTTGTAAGCATTTCGTTAAGTGCAGATATTCCTTCATCGTCTAAGCCTGCTGGTGTTTTGTGTGCGTCTTTGTCGGATCGCTGTATCAGCATTGCTGGCGTTCCCCAGAAATACGCCATTTTGAAATCAGTGATGTAGTTTGCGGCATTATCAGTTACTTTAATATTGATCTCAGGGCGAACAATTTTGGGTCTGTCCAGTGGTTGATCGCCGGCTTCAAAATCTATAAGATATTGCATCTCTAACCGATTAAATTTATGCTTCTCATATGCTTTTGACAATTCTTTGATTATGTTGTCGGCAGTGATTTCTTTTGCGTCCGTATATATCTTTTGACGTCCCTTTAGCATCCACATTCTGTTCGCCCTCCTTTCTTAATAGAATCTTTTGCCGCTGCTACTTTTGGCTTGTATCTTTTTTATAGGCTTAACTGACTGCACAATACCGTCCTGTGTAAGAATGCAAGTCATTTGCTCACATTTCCTACATTGCACTTCAAAAGCGTTTGTCGCTTTCTTGTCATAGCGGAAAATAATCCTTCCACAATTGGGGCATGTAATTATCTGGCTACTCATAGCGTTTCAGCTGACGGCAGCATCGAGTCTTGCAATTTGTATACTTCGTCCTGGAAAGACTCGTAATCGGAATTGCATTCCTTCCGGTTCTGCTTGTATAACTCATGGTTGTTTATCCAGTTGCTAAACTGTACCTCTTTAGGATTGTTTGAATTGATTTTTGCCTGAAACGCAAAAATCACTTGATCATTTACTGTGCTGTCTCCTGACAGCGATATACTCTTGCTTCTAATCGTTAACATAGTTATCTCCTTTTTGGGTAATAAAAAAGCGCCATACATATGTAAGGCGCAATTAACTTTATTTCATACTTTTCTATTGTTGAGAGTATCATAGTAATAACATGTATTCAAGATGATATCTTGTGTCATTTAGTGATATTAAATGATAGGTTTTAGTGTTATAGGTAACCATGAAATTCCAATTAAAATGTCATAGTTAATATTGAATTGTTTTTTATCTGCCTACCAATGCTTTCCTTGATTGATAGCTTGATTACTCTCTTGATTACTCTCTTGATTACTCCCTTGATTACGGGAGCTTTGAAAGCCGCATAAATACTAGCTTTTTGATATGCATAGGTAACCAAGAAATTCCGCATTAGTAACCAAGAAATTCCGCATTAGTAACCAAGAAATTCCATAAAATATAAAAAGGTAACAATTTTATATTTACAATGGTAACTTATAGTGCTATAATAAACATAAAAGTAGAGAAAGAGAGGTTTTACATATGGCTAGAAAAAAGATTGGGCCAATAACCAGTTTAGGAAATGGAGACAAACTTACTGTTCAAAAAAGTTTACCGCTGTTTTCCTTGTGGCGTTCCGAGCTATCGCTTGCAGAGTTTAAGATACTTGACACTTATTTATCACGAATAGACAGTCACAAGCCAGACAGGAGAACGGTTGTTTTCGAGAAAGGCGAACTTGAAAAAATTTTAGGAGTAAAAAAAATCAACAATCAAGACCTCAAGGCAAGATTAAAGCATCTTATGGGAAATGTAATAGAAGTGCAAGATGATAGTGAAAAACAAGGTTTTAGATTGGTGACGTTATTTGAAGAAGCAACGGCAGAGCAAGATGATTACGGTCTGTGGCAAGTAAAGCTAGAGTGTTCTCAAAAAGCAATGAAGTATTTTTTTAATATTGAAAACCTCGGATATCTTCGGTATAAGCTGCGCTGCATAACATTACTCACAAGCCGTTACACTTATATCATGTTTACGTATCTTGAGCAAAACCGTTTTCGAAAAAATTGGGAAGTGCAGCTTGATGAATTAAGGCAAATACTTGATTGTGATAAAGAGGAACTGTATAAAGAATACAAGTTCTTTAATCAAAAGATATTGAAACGTGTTCAGAAAGAAATGGATGAAAAAACTGAATGTCGGTATACATATGAACCCATTAAGAAAGGCCGGACTGTCGTTGGTATCAGATTTGAGGTTGAAACACTTCCAAAGTTGGAGGTAAAAGTTCCAGAAGCGCCAGCGCCGAAAGAAGGGGAATCAGATCGCCCACTTTGGGAAAGTGCATTGGATGAATGGAAACTATCACAGGCACAGCTAGAAGAGATACAGACGCTACTCGTAACAGTACCAGTTCATAAGCTGCCAAGTTGCCAGAAGGAAGATCTGGAAAAGGCTTACTACCAGTATATGGCACAGAAGGCAGCAGAGATTAAACGCAGGAATGAACAGAAGCGCATCCGTAGTCGCTTTTCGTATTTGCGAAAACTCATGCAGGAAGATATAGCATCAAAGCCACCGCAGGAAGGAAATCAGAAATCACAGGCGGTTGCAAGGGGGACACAGGCATTCCAAAACTTTACAGAGCGTAAGAATAACAATTATACAGGCAAGATTATGGACAAGTTGAAAAGTGATTTAAAGGAATTTCAGGAAAATCAAAGTTGCTGAAACATCAATAGCAGGAGAATTTTGCTTCCCCTGCTATTTTTTTATTGGTCCAGATATTCACTCCCAAACTTTTTCTCAAATTCGTTTAATGCTTCTTTGTGGAGCTTAAAAACATGTCGTTGTGTAAAATGTAACTCATCTACTATTTCACACCATTGTTGCTGTGCAACGTAACGCTTGAACAGTATATTATAATACTTGAACTCAAGCTGCTCCATTTGAGCAATGATTTTAGATTTTAAATCCACAAAAGAATCAATCATTGAATCAATTTCGCGTTCCATATCTACCAACTTGCAAATCGTAGATGCAGTCTTGTCTGTGGCATGTCCAGTTTGCACATTGACATCTTTTACACAACTTGGAACCGAACAAAGCATATTCTTTAACTGTGTTTTTTCATAGATCTTGTTTGATATTTTAAGATCAAGTACGCTAATTTGTGAAAGATAGTGTTTTGTATCCATACATGTCTCCAATCTTAATAGATGCTGTTAATGATTCTTGTTGGTCTTGGTTTTCTGCGCTGTATGCGCAGCGCGAAGTTTGCAAATGTATCTGGTACGTCATCAAGCTGCTTTTTTCCACTGGTGGAATACTGAGCCAAAAGAGACATCATTACACCGTATGGCTCTTTTGGTGTATAGAGTTTTTTGTCTTTAAAGACAACGTGCTGTAATATCCAGTTTGAGCATTGATATATTCTTGCTTCCTTGTTTGTTTCAGTCATTCGAGATGATATGTTACAAATCCAACCTTTTTCAAGAACGCGTTTATCAACTTCAAGAGAGACACGATCTCCACCACTATTGCCCTCAAACTCACAATCTTCAACCTTGTTGTCGGCGAGGAGATTTGCGGAATTTTCGTACTGCGCTTCATAATCAGAAGAATTGCTGCATACGCAGTCTACGCAGTAATACAAATCTTTCCCCTCATACTTTATAAGCACTGGAAGGACAAAGAAATCAGTACCTGTTGATTTTGTATCGGCTTGAGCAGTGATACGTTCAATTTTCGAGGTTGGAAGTTCCTTGTATCGCATGATTTTTTCTTCTGGAAACAGCAATCCTTCTCTTTCAACCGGTCGTTGCATGTAAAGGCAGTTGTATGACACATCATCCATCATCAGCGCTTGCCTTGCAAAGAACTCCTTTGTAAAGCCACCTATTGCATAGTCAAAGTTGCTGTCGCCTGTCTCCGGGTCTGTGGCAGGAATAGAAATAACCCTTACGCGGTTGTTTCCATCGTATATATCTATCAGCCTTCCAATAACATCTTGAGTTGACCAACGTGTTGCTTGCATGATCTCTTTGCAAGGATTATTATTGCTATCAACTGTTTTTCGCTGTAATGCATCTACAGTATAAGCTCCCCACATCTTGTCAAGGTAGTTTTTGTTCAAGGCTTCTTCTAGGCTACCTATCATATCATCGGTAAGTAAAAATTTGCTTGCACGAACTTTTCCGGCACTCTTCGCACCTACAGATGTTGTTTGCAAAGATGGAAATGGCTTATATTTTCCGACATTGAATTGTTGCATCAATGCATTTGTAGATGTAATTTTCAAGTCTGGGAAGATATCGTGCCAAGCGTATTCAAGTGCATCATCAACCATTTGATAGACACCATCGTAATACATTCGCGTAATATCGCCTGAGTGTGAATAGAACAGGCTGTAATCGTCTGGAAACCAACCAATTACGGCTGAATGGAAGAACTTGAGCAGGGTTGTGTTGTGCGTAGCAATATAATCGTCAGTGACATATAAATGTGACGGATCATCAATATATATACACTGGCATTCATCAAGCCCGACATATTTAATTGATTTTATTCTACAGTATTCAAAATGGTTGAAGTTTTCACCAGAAATGCAAGGTATGTAAAAGTGAGTTGGTTTGTAAAGCATTCTTGAAGTCTCTACAACTTTTTGATATCCAGAAACTCCAAGTGAAGTTTCGTAAATTGATAACCATAAATGATTATCAGATGCTCTGCATTTATAACCGTTTTCAAGCGTTATTTCGTAAATTTTACGCAAACCTTGAGGAAAGATTCCAGTTACGGTTGATTCATTGCCATTCGCAGCAAATACTTTGTCGCCAACCTTTAAATCGCCCATCCGAACAAAACCGTTTGGAGTAAGTACCTTTGAATATAATGGCTGTGCCTTGCCCGTACCAGGCGGCATGGATATACACAGAATGTCGTACTTATCATCAAGCATACCTTGATAAGACTCTATAAGTTGGAACTTCTCGAACTGCTTAATCTTTGGCTTGTAGAACATCTTTCGAGGTTCACGCTTGTGCTCTAAGAATAGCAAATAATCGTTGAATATTCTTGCTCGTGCACCATTCAGATAAGTCTGCCAATACAGTTTGTCCCACTCGTCACCCTCTACTTTTCTGTTGCGATTGCAGTACCACCTGACATAGCTATTTACATGGTCGCCATACCCTCTATATGCATCAAGGTTCTTAAAATCGTGATTTGGTATAAACTCATTAGCGTCAAGCAGAATCAGTCTTGCTCCGCCACATAAGGTGCTGAGCTGGCTGTATGTAGGCTGCATGATGATCTGGCGCTGTATATTCTCCACACGTTCTTTGTGTTGTCTTAATTCTAACAAAAAAGAGGCTCCTCCTTTCCTAACACTTAAAGAAGAGCCTCCATTTTGGCTGTTACATAATCACCATTTTGATTATGCCGTTTTAATTATTTTCTTACTATGTCTTCTCTGTTTACCCAGCCGTAGACGTTATCGCCTATGATGTGATACTGATGCTTGCCACTCTCACAAATACTTGTTACAGTTGCAACCTCTGGAACTGCAGTAATTGGCTTATCGGCCCATGCCGACATATACTGTTTATTGCCCGTAAATTGGACCTTATCGCCTAAGTTTATAACTTGTGCGTTAGCATTTGCAGAATAGCTGTAATAGCCGCTTCCTGCCTTTGTAAAGGCATATCCACAAGCCTCTCCCGGCCATACAATCTTATACCAACCAGAAGCGGTGATTTCAAGGACTTCTACGGCTACAGAAGTTTTGATTGTATCGAGCTTCTTTGCAGATGTATCTGCCCCTGTGCGAATGTTCATAGGTGTGAGCGCAACTGCTGTTCCAATGCCCTTGCCACAAAGGCTCGTGTTGCCTTCTGTGCTGTTCTGAGGCGGTTGGCTACTAGACTGTCCGGCCTTTGCACCATTGTCAAGGACAACCAACGTGTGACCTTGTGTAGCTGTACAGAGTATATCTCCACGCAGTAGGTAATCCGGTGACTGTGAATACTTTTCATCTCGCAAAATTTCGAACTCTCCAGTTTCAGAAAGTTTCTTAATTTCGTTCAGCGTCGAAAACCACGGGATGTCTCTTTGCAGAGCATATGCTACACAAGCGCGAACTAATGTGCTACAATCCACATTACTGGCAACCTTTACTTTTGAGCAGTCCCATCCGTATTCTTTTGATCTGTCGTACAGTTCCCATGATCCATCTTGATTATATCCAATCAAATCATTCGCACATGCTGCCTCCATATCTCTTGCAATACTTTCACGGACGCTGGCTCTTTTGGCACGGGCGACAACATACTTTTTAGGATTTGGGTACCATGGTTCAATCGCCACCTCAAGCCCTGTCTGGTCGCCGGACTGTCCGCCCATCACTTTTCCGTTCTCATCAATTCTTGCTGATCCTACTCTAACCATTTATTTTCCTCCATTCAGTGTAAAAAAGCCAATCTTCTGCTAATATGTCTTCAACAGAAGGTGTCCAGTCAATTTGTGTACCGTTTGGATACACAAGAGCAATAGTTGTTTTGCTATTTTCTACAAGTTTAAGATATATTTTTTTCTCATGCCAGGCTTTACGTGTTATTTCGCAACCGTCTTTGAGTGCAAAAAGAGCATGGTTAAAAGAAAATGGTCTTGAGAAGTAGAATGCTCCCAATTTCGAACGATCTGCTTCATCTGCTGGATACCAGTCAATTGCATATAAAGCCTCAAATACATAATCAATATGATCTTGGTCATTCATTGCGAAAAGCTTTTCGTCTGTATGCCCTGTAGGATATTTGATCATAATTGTCTTCCGTTCATTATCCCAATACCAAATTTCAGGATATTTTCGGCGTTTCATTGGGATTCCGTCCTGCATGTTGAAAATTGCTATTCTTGAATCCATGGTGCTTAATCCTCTTCGTAGATGATATCTAGCCCATACGCAACAGCTGCATCATGTTCGATACGGCATCCACGAGCATTTTCCCATCCTTTACAGAAATATGCAGCATGGCACAGGCTCATGTTCTCCAGAGACTTTGCCAAGAAACAGAGTGGAATCTGTACAACACCGCGTTCCTTCATTGACTCGTTGCTGTACCACTCGTCTGTAAAAAGAGTGTTTACGATTTCATAGCCCTTCGCCTCTAAAGCTGTAACAGCCTTTTCTCTTGTTGCAACAATTTCCTCATCAGTTTTGCCAGCCATTGGCTGTGATAGCATTGCTTTCATCTTTCTTATTCCTCCTTGTGGCATGTATTCTGTACTTTCTTGTACACGTCTTCGTACAGTTCCTGTTTGTCGCCGTTGTAAGTATACTCGGCATAAACTCCATCTCCCGACACTGTGGTGGCTGCCAGTAACTTGTAATTTTGCAAAGTCTTACAACTCCATACAACGAAAACATTATCTGGAGTAATCTTTTCTACTCCCTCTTGCTTGTCATACCATTCTGACAATTTTCTTTTGCACACATTCTGAAAGTGTGCCATGCCTGTAACAATCATTTATTTGCTCTCCTATTCCTCGTAAATAATTTTTAAGCCGTATGCCGAAGCAGCATTATGATCGAGCCAACAACCAACCGCGTTTTTCCATCCTTTACAAAAGTAAATTGCGCTAGAACGGGTTATGCGAATAAAAAGCTCAGCAACAAAATATTCAGGAATGGTGACTACGCTACTTTGCTCAAGAGAAGCCTTGGAGTTGTACCATTCTTCTAAAAAAGGAACATCTATAGGTTCATACCCCATTTCTTTTAAAGCTTGAACGGCTTTTTCTCTTGTGGCTTTAATTTCTTCAATGGTTTTACCACAAATTGGTTGCGAAATCATAGCTATCTTAGCTCTGCTGTTAAGGCTCTCACTGTTCAAATGCCAAACAATCCAATCATCGGATGCAATGTTTGAAAAAGTATAATCTGGATTAGCTGTTTTTCTAATATCAAACTCCTCACCATCTTTTGTGTGGATGATGATGGTCTGCTTTTCTTTGGACCAGTACCAATAGCCTGCCCATGACGGAAGCTTTATCAGCGCACCCTGTTTCATCAATTTAAATGCTTCTGAAAATCTCATGCGTACTCCTCCTTTAAACTATTAAGGCTATAATTGTTGTTGCTAAGAATACAATAGTTGTAAGCATAAATATTTTTTGGTTGCGTTTTAGGCTATAAAGAGCGTGGAATGCATCTACAGCGATCAGTTTCTTACAGAAATACTGATTTGTATAATCGTTATAGCGGTCGCGGCCAAGTAGATCTTTTAAAAAATCATCTTGTATGCGATTCAGGCATTCGTAACGCTTTCGATAATATCCAGTTTCCCATTCCAGACTTTCTTTTGTATAAATGCTCCAATCATCACTTACTGAGGCTTTCAACAAAGATCTTAAATGCTCGTGAGATATTTGAACAGTCGAAAGGTTGTCAAGAGTCTGCTTAACATATTCTGGATGCAAATACTCTTCGCCGCTCCACAATCTTACATTTTGACCATTTTCTGAGGCTTTTAAGGCATCTTCGTATGTCATAAAAGATTTTTTTCTCCTTTCCTAAGTGTTTGGTGACAGATTTCTAGGCTTTTCAAGCTTTAGTGCAGCAAAATTCATTTTCAAGCTCTTGTTATGGTCCTTTAAAATTGAATGTATTACATATGTTTACTATGTAAACGTAAAGTTTACTCATGATGAGTTGCCTTGAGTCCCCATTCAGGCAAGAAATTGATCTCATAACGGTATTTGTCTACCTCTGAACCAGAGATATCCTCGACCACGTACATGGTGTAGTCATTCAAATACACGTAATCTTTCTGATATTTGCCTTCGGCAGTCTCAATAATGACTTCGAGTTCATTTGATGAATTGTTCTTTAATGCAAATGTTCCAGTCAGCTCCAAAAGGACTGTATCGGTTCTTGCGTTGAGAACAGTAAGCTTTCTGGTAATATTAAAATTGTCTGCTTGTGCAGAAATATTAGCGCTTACCTTATTAGCTTCAGTGTCGCAGCCAATGGCTGCACCAGAAAGCATCACTGCGGCTGCAAGGGTAACAATTAGTCTTTTTAATTTCATTGTCCATGTCCTCCATTGGTTGATTCATTAAATCTTTTTACACCATTTGAAAAAATATCAGGATCTTTTTCAAAACAAATGTAATGACGGCCAGTATTCACAGCTGCGATAGCAGTTGTCATACTTCCAGCGCACATATCAAGTACTGTGTTGTTTGGGTTACTATAAGATTTAATCAAGTATTCAATAAGCGCAACTGGCTTCTGCGTAGGATGTACAGCTGATTTCTGGACATCTTTTGGAAACCTTAATACAGATCTTGGATACCTCTCTGTGCTATCGTAAGTTGTTAAACTGTATTTTTGATAATTTGTCGTTTCCTTACAATTCAATTTATGGTTTGCTTTGCTTACCTTTCTGGGATTACCAGTAGACTTTTGTGGATTGTATGTAGGAGTTTTTTTATAAAAAACACAAATATCCTCGTGTGATCTGAGTGGCATTCGGTTTGCATTTAAAAAACCAGTCGGCTGATTCTTTTCCCACACTAGATTGTATCTCCAATTTTTTCTATTGCTTTGCATCAAATCAGCAGTAAACATTCCACTCGCAAACAATATAATAGCGCCTGTGTCTTTGATGATTCTGTCAATTCCTTTCCAAAGCTCAGCCAGTGGAATAGCAGCATCCCATTTATTATGAGTTATTCCATATGGCAAATCTGCGCAAATCATATCAATAGATTTATCTGGAATATCTTTCATACCAATGAGGCAGTCGATATTTTTCATGTAGTCAACAGTCATCGGTACACAACTTTCTTGCTGACTTCGGCAACACTGATTCCAGCTGCAGTTCGCCGTACCTCAACGTCTTTACCTTTTTTGAGTGCCGCCGCTATAAGGGCGGCTTGCTCCACAACTTTTGTTTGTAAATCATCTTTAATCAACTAGTCCTGCCTCCTTCCACGCCTTATGTAGTTTCTCACCGTTCCATGCAATCCAGTCCACCATTTCTTCATTCGTCGTCCATCCCTGCATCGAAAAATTTGAGTTGTAGACAAGTCCAGACTCGTTAAGGAAAGCGTGTACAATTTCATGCCTAAGCACTTGTTTCATTCGCCCTACTGGGTCAGTTGCGATCGGATCACAGTCTGGGTTGGCAGTCTGGTCGATGAGGAAGATTTTTTTACTATATGGGTCAGTCCACCCATCACAGCCCTCACACGTTTTATACTGATCGTGTTGAACTACTGTAATCTGATACTCACATCCGAGTACCGTTATACTATTTTTTATATTCATCATGTTATTATCTCCGTTCTACAATTCAATCGAACACATTCCGATACACTGCGGTGTGTCAAAAATCTTTTCTCGCATTCGCCTGGTGCAGACATATCTGCCTTCCTTCCAGTTAATGCGCTCGTCTTTTCCTTCATCACACGTTATGGTTAAATCTCCGATATCAAATGGATTTCCATATGCTTTCCAGTCTTCGACAATGTAGTGGAACATATCTTCGACAGAATCAAAGATTCTCATTTCTGCCATTGCGTCGCATAATGCTCCTCTGTGTGGTCTATATTTCACCATGAATCAGCCCTCCTCAAAAGCATAGCCTTTGATCCTATTGTCAACAAATCGAATCTGGCTTGGATTTACCTCGCCCATCGCGCCGTCCTCATACTCTACAAGCCCAAATATCATGCTCATTTGTCCCTCAGGACAACCGCCAATATACAAATCCGCTGCAACAGGCTTTGCAAAATTTTCCCACATATGGAATAACGCTTTCTTTTCTTCGCCATTTTGAGTTACAATACATGGACGAACCCCAAAGTTGATTTCTATATTCTGCATTTACACCTCCTAGTGTACGTGTATACTTGTATCAACGTACATATATAGCTAGCATAATGTACGTGTATATAGCTAGCAAGTTAATACAAGTGTTTATAAAACAACATTTCTCGGATGCTGCCAGACATGTAGTGTGATAAACTCTTTACAATCACTCCATGTTTGCTGCCATAATCAGTTTTTAGATACTCTTCAATCAAAACCTTATTGCTTTGAAGGTCATCATAGTCGTCTTTCAAAGATTCTTGTGACTTGATATAGTTCCTTGCAACTCGTTTAAGGCTCTCGTCTGATAGATTCTTGGCATCAAAGCCTGTAGACGCTTTATATTGGTGGTTAAACTCAAAAATAATAGCAGTCAGGCTGTTATATTCCTTGTCAACCCAGTCATTTTCCTGTTGCTCTGTAGTAAAGATGTTTCTAGGATTGTTCGAATACAGTCTGTGAAGCTCATCTTTAAGAACTGGCTCCTTAGATTTGATAAAATCATCTGGATCAACAGTAGGTTCTTTCTTTTGTGGCTTGCCACCTGAGTTTTGAGCACTTTTAGTGCGCGAAACCATGTATTTATCTCCATTATCTACTTCAGTTGATAATGGAGCATGTTCTTTATCTGTATCACTTAAACTACTGTTATACTTAATATCTATTGTATTACTTATCTGTGGACTTTTTTCAACCCCACCCTGTTGATTTTTCTCCATATCCCCACATGGATTTTTTTCCATGTTAGAAGAAATAGATTTTTCGTTGACAAAAGAATCAAAAAATTTCTGGGTGAGTATAATGATTCGCTTGTCGATTTCTTTAGTGTTTTCTTTGTATTCAAAGATTCTTTCAATCAGTCCCAGTTGCTCAAATTTTAAAAGCATCTTTTGAATACTATTTTCTTTCAAGCCAATGAAGTTGGCAAAATGTTTATTAGAAGCAAAACAGCCTTTGTCTTTTTGAGTAAGACTGTATATCTCAATTAACAAGAATTTCTCCCTAGGACTTAAATCTGGTGATAAATAAAGACGTTCTGGAATCCAGATTCCTTTAAAATCTCTGCCCTCCGATATTACTATTTCTTTTTTTGCCTTCTCTGACATCTGTTTTACCTCCTGTGCGATAATGTATTCCTGTGATTACAAATCAGTTGCCAGGCAGTCACAGGTTCTGCTTTTCGGGAGCTACCCTAGGCAACTGGAGCGCCGCGAGAAGGATTCGAACCCTCAGTCCTTTTACAGATCACTAGTTTTCAGGACTAGCCCAGTACCATTGTGGCATCACGGCAAAAGTGGGTAGAGTAGGACTCGAACCTGCATATCCGAAGATGACAGATTTACAGTCTGCTGCAATACCAATTCTGCACATCTACCCAAAAACCGCCTATACGGTTGCGGCTGACTTGTCCGCAGGTTGATTCTCACGGGAGTTGCAGTTGCTACTTTGTGGGAAAAGAGAAAGGGATTTCACAAGAGAAAGAAAAAACCACATTGTTTACAAACTGCATATGGACCCTCTGGGATTCGAACCCAGACCCGGCTGCTTATGAGGCAGCTGCCCTAACCTATTGAGCTAAAGGTCCGTATGCGCCATATGGGACTCGAACCCACGACGCCTTGATTAAAAGTCAAGTGCTCTTCCAGCTGAGCTAATGGCACAACAGGGCTAGTTGGAATCGAACCAACAGTGCAGGAATCAAAATCCTGTGCCTTACCATTTGGCGATAACCCCAGCGTGATCTTATCCTCACAAACCACTGGCTGTCAAGACAAGATTCATGATAAAGAACGTAGAAAGTACTACAGAGCTAATAAGCCTTTCTCTGGATCTTTTCTCATTCAGCCACCCTATAATAGAGGTCAGCATAAATATGTTGAAAAGAGATGCCAGAACTCGGAGAATAAGAACAAACATTAAATATCCCCTTCCTTTCTATGAAGTGAATTTTCGGCCTTAAAGCCATCAGGATAGCGTTCCCAAAGTTTCTTGTTGTTTTTGATTGCAATATTCTCAAGAGAGGTATCAAGTGCCTCAGCAGTAAGTGCCAGATAATACAGCACATCGCCACACTCCTTGATAAGATGCTCTCTATCAAATGGATGCCCCTGAAAAATCTGCTTTTTGAGAAGATCAACAAGCTCACCTGCTTCACCGGCAGTACCGAGGATACCATTCATAAGCATGTTTTCCTTTGTTGCTTTTGTTACGTCTGATGCGGTTCTCATTACACCGCGCTGATATTCATTAAATGTCATTTTGGTTCCTTTCCAGTGATAAGATCACTATACGGCAATGTTTCAATCCAGCTGCAAAAATCTTGCCATTCGTCCAGTTTATGGTTACGGCGTGCTTTATAGATGTTTGCAAGGACTTCATAGTTAAGCGTTACGTTCCTGGTCTGATTATAAGAATCAGGTAGCAGTTGAATTAGTTGCCACCAATACTTCTTTTCCTTGGTAGCAAGATATTTTTGCCTGTAAAAATTAAGCACACGGATTGTCTGATTCAACAGGCCGATTGGTGAATGCTCTGCCCCGTGAAATATTGGGAAATCAGATTCAGCGCTTTCAAAGCCAATAAGATGTTCTGCTGAGAAATCATCTAATGTAAATTCTTTGGCATCAATTCGATGCATGGTGCTACAGCTATTTTTTGAAGTACCTACAGAATACGTGTCTGCTTCTTTCCACCAATAAAGTGGTGCTGTAATTCTGATGCATACCGGAAGCATACGCATAAATTTGCGATGATCGGAGCCGTATGAAGATAAACGTCGCATAAGTGCCATATCTTCTTTACCGACTATAAATTGTGGAGACCATGTACATTTATCTGGTTGGATGCTATCACAGGTATCACAATCACGTTCTTCACCGAGGTGAAGGCAGCCCCAATGGCTATCACTTTTAAACCATGAATTGAAGGAATTTCGAAGACCTTCAATAGCAAATTCTATTTGTTCTGGGCTTGGTAATACAGCATGTTCTAATTTAATCATAAAAACTCCTCTATGTTGAACACTTCTTTTTCGCGTTCGATAAAAGATCCTAAAATTTTATCAAAAAATGCATATTTGAAATATTCTTGAAGTCGGAAAGTGTCAAGGTCTTTCAGTAGCCAAAGCTCAAAACTATAGTTAAAGCGCCACAGAGTACCATCGCATGTTTTTTTCTCGAAAATAACAACTATGTAGTCAAAATCAAAACGTGATGGAATAGTCTTGGCATCAATTCCAAAAGACTCGCCAAGCTTGATTAGCAAAGAAATGCATTTGTCTATATTACTCATAGACGCTCCTTTCTTATCAAGTTGCTGACAAAATAATCTTGTTATTACATTGTGGACAGGTGATGTAAGTTGTATTTTTACTGCTTTGCCAAAATGCAGATGATGTTTCTGTAATTGAGTACGACGATTCCTCAAGAATGTCAGAAATATCGTAGCTCAAAAGTGCACCGCAACTTGGACATTCAGCTTCCTTTCTTGTACCAGGTCTCAGAATTTTTATCATTCCACATAACCTCCTAGCTTCGCTTTGTGGCAAAATCTTTAAGTGTTCCAAGAAGTGCCTCTTTTGACCCAAATTCTGGAAGATCCAAGATTAAAGCAGCCCTACAAAAGCTGATTGTAGCATCAAGCCCCAAAACAAGCTCTAATTGCTCTAGCTGTTCTTTACCTATAGTATTTGCCACTGAATGAGCTGAAATTGATTGTGAGGCATTCTGTGACTTTACAGCGGTATTTTGAGAACCTGACTTAGCAGCCATTACATCATTCTGCTGCTTAGCCTTAATCATAAAGTCCAAAATGTACTGGCAAAGCTCTTGACGCTCTTTACATGCTTTTATTTTATTTGCATCTGGATTAGGCACAGCTGAGAAATCATTGACCTGCTTTTGATATCCAGAAATAACACCTTGTAACCATGTTGTTGCATTTTCAAATTTTGTATTTGCCATTACTCCTCCTGTTCATCCAAAAAGGATATTGCTTTGACAAACTCGCGAGGGAAGAGGGCTTTTGATAAGTTGGAAGTGCAAATTACGTAAAACAATTCTTTGTTGGCTAGATAGCCATAGTATTCATACTGTGGATCGCAATAAGCCTCTATCCTTTTGCTCGTACCGTCAATAAATTCAACTAAAACCAATTTTGTGTCATTCATTGCTTATTCCTCCGGCATGTAGTAGATATCTGTCAAGAAGCTAGAAGCAGAAATATTTAATTCCTCAAATACCTCGGCTGCTCTGGTTGGAGTCTTATACTCTGCAAGTACCATGTCTTGGTTTGCAGTCCTTGCAAAGATGGTTTCATCACGTCTCAGCAAAGCAACGTTATAAAACTCAACAGATTTGGTTTTGCACTGTGAAATGATTCTCATTAGATAACCTCCTGTTCTTGTGTTCTATCTGGCATGTAACCATTTGGGTAACGTTTATTCGTTCACGATTTATTCCGTGTCCTTCACGGCACAACTGGCAAACCAGTATGTCACCGCAATGCTGACATTCATCGGTTATTTCTTTGGTTGATATTTTCATTTTATAGTTTGAGTATATTATGCCTTGGCGCTATGGCAAAGAAACTGTCAAGGCTCACAGCTTTTATCTTTGCCATATGTGTAGTTACGAGTTAAAAGGGGCTTTTTATTTTGGAAAAATATTTTGGGGACTAAGTAGCCCCATGCCGGGGGCACGCTCTCAGACCCCTACACCCCTTTTTGTGTGATCATCTGGCAGCTGCGCAGCTGGTCGCGGCTCCTGATTCTATGGCGGCAAAACCTAAATTGTGCGTATTTGTATATACAAAAGCAACAGTGTTTTGCTGTCCTGGTCTGAGTATACGCACCATTGACCGTTAAAAGTACGTATAACAAACATTATACGTACTCTTTGTTACTTTAAAGATTAACACAGATCAAGAAACCTTGACTAATCTTAATTTGAATCGTCAGACAATTTGAAATCCGATAGTTTCGGGGCTTCTGGCTCTGCATCAATGACTTTTTCCCACTCTTCCGCTGTTATCTGCTTAGCTTCCGGTGCTGCCTCGGCTGATAACCGGAACTCCGAGGAGTTGACGTAATCACTATTGTTAGTAAGATCAAAAATTGCAAGTACTGGTGACATCTTACCGACAAAGGCAAGCTGTTTTTTACAAGCTGTTATAATCTCTTTAACGGCTGAAATGGCTTGCTTCCACTCTTCATCACGTCCCTTTTCATATCTGGCTATGGTTCTTCGCGTTGTGCCCAAATAAGAGGCCCATGATTCAATATCAGGGACAACCGGACTTGCAAGCCCTAGCGCTGCGGCTTCGTTCTGGTCTCGGCAGTGGGCTAGATACGATTCACTGTCTCGCCTAAACGCTGCTAGGCCTTCGGCTGTATCTGGATATACTGCAAAGCCCTTGTGATAAGCACTAATGCCAGCACTCAACACATCGTTAATCTCTGTACCTGTCATACTGGCCGCAACTTTTTTTAAACTGGGTGTGCGTTCTCCGCTTGGCATTAAATCACCTCCTTTTTGTGTGGGACATATACCTCTATACCTTAGTCACTTACCTTCCCTTCTAGCCGCCTTCTATGCCCTTCTAGCACCTTTCTGTGTGTGCTCATCGTGTCCAGCTCTCGTCTGTGTCCGTCCTGGCTGCCTGTCCTGACTGCGTCCGTCTCTAACTTGATCATCTGTCTGTTGTCAGCTCTTGCACTCTGTATCTGTATATACTTAGACACACTATACACATACCTACTTACCAGATATACATATACTGTACATACAGATATACACATACACTATACAGTACATAGAGATATACTTACATACTGTATCTATACATACTCACCTTATATATACTGTACATATATACCTTATACAGATATACTTAATATATATTATCAGACAATATATTATATATACTCTATATACACTGTACATATACAGATATTATATACATATACACCATATAAT